GCCACTGTTTTGGTCGCCACTGTTTTGGTAGCCACTGTTTCGGTCGCCACTGTTTCGGTCGCCACTGTTTCGGTAGCCACTGTTTAGGTCGCCACTGTTTTGGTCGCCACTGTTTTGGTAGCCACTGTTTCGGTCGCCACTGTTTAGGTCGCCACTGTTTCTAATTCCAGAATTACCTCCGCCAGTATTTGCTAATATTAAAAGTTCGTTCCACGTAATTTCTTTAATTATTGTTATTTTAGAACACACACATTTGTCGTCTCCTTTTTTGATATTGCCAAACATCTCAACAAGGGCAATTTTGTTTTTGGGGTCAAATGAATAATAATTAAAACAATCAGCAATTTTTTCACAAGCATGAAATCCAGAATCACACAAACCTATACCGCCATTGTGTGTATATGTTTTTCCAATCTTGTACTGAAATTCTCTACATTTCCAATTAGCATTAAAAACTTTATAAGCTGTAATCTTTTTCATAGTTTTTATTTATTTATTTATTCAATTCTTAAAGTTTTGTCTTTTGCTGATACATAAAGGTTAATAACCTGTGATTTAGTTTTTGGAATAGAGGTAACCGCCTCGGCGTTGTCAATCCAGATAGGAGCTTCAGTATTGAAGTGTTTTGATATCGCATTAATACAATCAATACCTGCCTGAATGGTCCGGGCGTGGTTTAGATCACTCCAAGGGACACCATTGTATAATAAAGTGCAATCTTCTTCCTCACCTCCATTGACGAGCTTCTTAAACATCCTGAATTTTACAGTTGTGAACATTGAAGCTATTTTAGATTCTACTAATTCCATGTAGGCTTTATTGAATTGCTCAATCAGGAATTCATCTTTTTCAGAGTTGGCTAGTTCTTGAGAAAGTGTTTTTCTTTGCTCCATTAATTCCTGAATTCTTGCTGCTGCATCCTTGTTGATTTTTGCTATTTGCAAGTTACTATTAACATTGTTGATTTCCAACTGAATATGTTTTCTAACATCATTAAGTGCTGAATTATCAGCCTGTTCTGGCACCTTTAATGATTCCTCCTTAGCTTGAATTTCTTTTTTAATAGATTGGTACTCTGTATTTGATTCTAAGAGTAAGTCAATGTTAATTTCAGGGATTACTTCTTTCTCAACTGGCTCGACTGCTACTGACGGGAATAATCTTTCAATTTCTTTCTTGTTCTCCTCGATTTTACCCAATATATTTTTTTGCCTTTCAGCCATTCGAATTCCTTCAGCCTTAATGTTGTTGATTTTTCGAACTTGATTAGCATTGAAATTCTTTTGCATTTCTGCGCGTTCTTCTTCGATATCACCAGGTTCTAATTCTCGATTACAAGTAGGGCAAACAAATTTAGATTCATCAATTGTTAATACCTTGTCAGTTTCAGTATCATATTCCTTTCGTTTCTTGTCAAGGTCAGTATTAAGTGAATCAACCTGAACTAAATATTGTACATTTTCCTTTCCAAGTAAATCAATGGTTTGCTGATTAGACTTAACGGTTTGGTCAGCCGATGCCCTTTCTCTTTTTACTTTATCAACTTTCTCGTTTTCATCAAACTCAACCTGGTTTTTAACTCTGTGGAGGTCGCGCTTGAGTCCTGAAATTACATCCAATTTATCAGTGTAGCCTTTATTTAACGTTTTAAATTGCTCTGCCACCTGGAATATGTCATTGTCAGCAGCCTTCAATTTAACCTCTAATTTGACTAATTCACCTTTAAGTAAAGTTTCGTCAATCCCTTCAGTGATATTATTGTTATTTTCATCAATCCGGGGCTGAATAGTGGCAAGTTGTTCTTTAACCTTTCGTTTCTGAGCGTTTAGTTGGTCCTTATAACCTTTAATTGATTTCTTTTCGATGATCTCAACCAATTCTGCAAACCGGTTATCTGTTGCGGCTACATCGGCATAAGAAATACTACCGGCCATCTTAATAAGCGAGTCTCTTCGTTCGTTCCATTTTAGAACATCATTGAAATAAAGAGGGGATGTTATCAGCTTAAAAGTTGTTTCGTTAATAATTTCGCCAATGATTTTTGAGTATTCCTTGTCAGGTTTTGGCACACCATCAACTGTATAATCGGTTGTGTTACCTGTAAATACAGCACCTTCCTCACCTCGTTTCTTAACCCACTTCTCTTTTAACGTCCGGGTAAGTACCATTGTTTCCCCATCGACTAATAAAACTCCCTCAACTTCGTGTTCAATGTCTGATATCTCAACATTATTTGAGTCAAGGGTTTTAATACCAAAGTCTTTTTTATCCTGAGAATTCTTACCAAACAGGAGCCAGGTGAAGGCATCGAAGATAGTAGTTTTGAACGTAGCGTTATCGCCATAGATATTAGTGATTCCTGAAAAGTTAACCTCAAGGTTTTTAGCACCCTTAAAGTTTCTTAGTTTAAGTGATTGTAATTTTACATTCATTTTAGTCGTTGTTTAAAGGTGGATTTACACTTACCATTTTCATTAGCTCGGAATTCGAGTTTTTAAGGGCTTCAATAGCTTTTTCAGACTTAGTGATAGTTTCCATCCGGTCATTACGGATATTCTGAAACAATGCAGAAATAATCTCATTCTGATTCACGTTAGGGAATTTTAGTATTCTACTGGTCGTTTCTTTTATGAGATCAGCTTGCTCATTAATTACTTTATCGTCTTCCATTATTATTGTTAGTTTATTATTTCTGGTTTTAGTTTTTTATAGCTCCGCATAAACATTGCAGAGTAGGGTTCTTTCATTTTCTTGAACCTCTTTAATTCGAGTTCGCCAACAAAGCTGCCTGGTGAATACTCCCCAAAGAAGAACATTGAAAGCCATTTTATTTTTCCTTTTTTAATAATTGGTGCTGCCATTGTAGTAGTTTTTTAATAAAAGGGTAGGCTCCTTACACCTACCCTTAATAGTAGTTAATTGAAAATAATAATTAAGATTACTACGAATACAAAAACTATTAATAAGCCTTTGATTAAATTTTCAGCGTCTTTTTCTGATTTTTGTTTCTTCTCTGAATTGTAATAAGGATGTTTCATAATATCTTTGTTTTAAATAAACTTCAAACATACCCCCGAATCGCTCCGGGGGCTCCAATTACGCTGCTACTTTAGCTTCATAACCGAAAATATTTACTGTTTTGCCTGTTATGGCTGTTAACCCTCCGTTATACTACTTCCCTGCCTGTCAAAAACCAGTCAGCCCCGGAAGTATAGTTTTGTTTATTGCGCCATGTCCCATACTAATAGAGGAGCTACAAGCAACCTAACTATACTCATTTCTAATCGGCACGACTAAAGGCGATCACTAATCAATCCTTTAGCTTAATGTGGAGCTGGCGGGATTCGAACCCGCGTCCAAACAGTATTTCAAATAACATCAAAAGGTCGTACCGGATAAGGGATTGAACCTTATTAGCCCATAGGTTTAGGATTTTGCCAGTGTGATTTCTCTCCTGGGACTTATCCTTTCCTACTGCTTCCGGTGGGTAATAGAACTATAAAAAACAATCTGCCTTGCCAAGGAGTAACTAGATTAGGCTGTCTGTAAAGACCATGACACTAATTTCATTACTAATCCATCTAAACTATCACTTCGGCTTATGAAATAACCATAAGGTGCTTCGAGAACCCATTAACCCAACTTTATTCGTTACTGTTTAGCTTCATCAGATTGAATCTTCAATATTTTAATGAACTTTTGCTATCCTTCGTTTTTTAGCCAACCTGTTTTGTTGGGCATAGTTCATTACTGTGTGCTTTCTTGGTACAAATTCAGGATTGCCGCCACCCATAAATACTTGATGTGTTGCCATGCCATTTGCAGATTCTGCATTCATTCCTCCGACCATAAACATAGCCATTAACATTTTAAATAATCCTAATTTAGGATTTCCTGTTTGTTTTTTAATATTACCTGATTTCATTTTATTATAAATTTACATTAATAATTTCTTTTTAAAAGGGAGGTTATAGTTTTCCTCCCTTTTTAGGCTTAATCAACTACTTGGCTCTTCTCTCTACTTTTAAGCCCTTTTTTTATCTTGCAAAAATTGCCTCCAATTATTTTTTATAAAATACCTACCCTTACGTTCGACTAAAACACCCCTTTTGATTGCTTCATTAAAAGTTGTCACAATCATAGCCCTACCTTTCTCTGTCCATCGCAAGGTTATTTTAGTGCCTGTTTCTCCTGTATTGGTATCTTTTATGTAGGTATGAGTATGTGGTTTTGCGTAACCATGCCCCTGAAATTGTGCAGTTAATGAATATTCTTCGCCTGTTTTACGAATGATTTTAAGCTCTTTTAGTAGCCTATTTAAAATAACGGCAGACATATTAAGTTGGGATGCAATTGTAGTTACTGTATGTTCAGAATTGGCCTGCAATACACTTTCGCAGTATTCAGCCTTAGGTGAAAGTTCGGCGATTGCTGTTTTATCAATTTGTGTTTGAACTAAAAGCCTTTCATTTTCTGCCCTCTCTTTTTTTAGATTTGTGGCAATCTCAATTAATAAATCAGGATTATTGGCGATATTTTCTAAAGTATCAGTAGTGGCAGTCAATCCGTGTTTTAATAATTCTTTGACATGGTTGTTGCACCATAAATAAAATTCAGGAGATAACCATTGTGCAAATAAAAGCATGGCATCTTCTTGCATCCATGTGCCGGGATTATTGCCGCCATTCACAACTCTCACAATATCAGCCAATAGGCATTTTTGCCCACTGGCAATTGCATGAATCAATGTATCTGACTGCTCAGTTCTTAACCAATCTTTAGGTGTTTTGCCGAATGATTTAGCCATTTCGGTAGCATTAGCCATTACCTTACCATCATTATTGATAAAGGTAACAAATGAATTATTAAATTTATAGGCTATTTGTTTCATGGCAATGTGATTTTTTTAGTTTTAACAGGGAATAATTCTTGTGCCGACCGTCCAGGTATAATACTTGCAATTACCTTGCGCTTTATGACAGGCACTTGTCGCCAATCCGAAACATAATGAGCTGCCCTGTTTTCAGATACAAGGCACCTTTCTTTAACCCTTGCGCGAAACCATCCTTTAGTATTAGCATCCGGCAGTTTTTTATAATATTCAGTTAAATTCATGTTGTTTTTTTAAATGTTATTTTGACACAAATTAAGCATAAAAATTCCACTAATACAAGCGTTTTTATGTGTTTTATAACACTTTTACTGTACCTGACAAGAAATTCAAGAGTTTTTCTAGTGTGCCGACCTGAATATCTGTCTTCCCATTAAGGAACTGAGATATTGCAGCTTCCCGGACACCGGTTTCTTGTGACATTTTTTTGTTTGTAACATTAGCCCGTTTTTTAGCGGCCGCAAGTTGTTCCCTGAAGTTTATTTTATTCATGTTTAGTTTTTTATAATTGTTATGTTTTCAAATTTATCAATGTAGTCGTTTTCTCCAACCAGGAAATCTATTTTGCGATTCCACCGGCGATTCATTAAATCATTCACAACCCATTTGCCGTCGTATATGCCTCTTTTAGTTCCTGAGACGATTAATGTGTCACCAAAAGCATAGAACTCTTTCAAATCCCTTGAAATCGCTATCCAGCGATGTTTTAACGGGTCGTTTTCATCTATTTTTTTACAACTGGCTGTAATTAGCGGCGTATCGTCGCACTGGTTTTCAACTGGATGGTAGCATGTGCCCGTTACATTTATTTCATCCTTGTTTTTTACTGTTGAAAAACTAAGGAATAGTATTAGTAGTTTTGTGTTCATTTTTTTTATGGGCTCAATTGAGTTTTTTACAAAACATTATGCTTCCATTAATTCAACTATTTTTTCACCTATGAAAGTAAGCATTTGATTTGCTGTTTCAGTATCTCCCGAATCATGGGCTAAACTACATTCAGTCAATTTTGGCTCAAGGCAGTTATATAATTTCCCTCCCATTCCTTCTACGAATAGGTAAACTAATTTAAATTGTGTTTCGAATTTCATATCTTTATTTTTTATGGTTAGCTGTTTTCATCCAGAACATATCAACATTATAGAATAACAATCCGGCTTTGTTTAACTGATTCACAACCAACTTAGTCATGTTTAACAATTTCTTTTGGCTCGTGCCATTGTCCTTGGCTAAAATTAAAACATCCAACATTTTTTTACTTTGTTTTGATTTTGAGGACCAGTCATTTTTATCAACGGCCATTCCAATTTCTAATAATACGTCAGATAGTAACATGTTTTTTATTTTTTATGGTTAATACACAGCCATTTAAAGCCGTGTTTCATTCATTTAGAAATCGTCAGTTAACCTGTTTTTTAGCGTTAAAGAAGTTCGAAAATGTGTTCACCTGTTGAGTTATCAAAGTAATATTGATTTTTATCAACAGTCAAATAAAATATATTAGTTGCTGATTCAGAAACATACTGAATTTTTACATTTGCATATTCTTTGCTAGGGATAACAATTTTAGATTCTATTTGATTAACTGTTGTTTGTTTGCTAAAGTCACAAAAACTAACTGCAACCTCTTTTGCTTCTTGGAAGTTTGCAACCTCTATTATTGTAACGTAATTTCCGTTAATAATTAAAAATCTTTTCATTTTATTAGTTTTTTATAGTTGTTTTTTTACCGTTCGGTTCTGTTAAAATAAGACTGTTTTCTAATTGTTCAACTTCAATATTATTCAACTGAATGAATGTACTAAATACGGTCTGGTGCCATTCTGTTAATGGATTTGCCGATTCAATAAAGCTCTTTAATTCTGAAACTGTTTTCATTTGATTAGTTTTTTATGGTTAAATAAATATCTTAAACCAGGACCCGCCGAAAGTCTGAATAAACCAGCCGGAAAAGGTTAAATTATCGTCGTAAAATGAAATTTGAATTTTAATGTTTTTAGAATCAAAATTTATATTTTGCTCTAAATCTGTTAAGTATATTTCTGGCATAATATTATTTTTTAAGGTTTGAACTGGAGGGCTGAAATAAATCCAACCCCGCCGGGCTTCTCGGCTTAATCCCTTAGCACCTTAATTTTTATTAATAGTTTCGTAAACTGAATTTACAAACTCTTTTTTTGTGTCTCCTAATCCGCAAAAAGTGCCAAATCCCTTGCTATTAAATTCCATTGCGCCAGGTAAATTTGGGGTTGCTTCGAACTTTCTACCATCAAAGTCAAAATTAAAACTGAATGAATTACCATACAATCTTTTAACTCTTGTTTCTTTTTTGATTTGTTTTCTGGTTAAAGTTTTCATTTTGTCTTTTTTTTAGGTTGATAATTAATAAATTTCACTTTGATTGTTTTTTAATTCACTAACCTAGTTTTTTATAGCTAATGAATGATATTTAACACATTATTTTTACATTTCATTTATCAGGTTTTTTAAAAACAGGGGCAAATGACCAATTTAAACCCCTGAAACAAAAATGAAAACCTATATTATAGTCTTTTAAATTCCTTGCAATGGTTTTTTTCTCCTGTCATCCTTAATTCAATATATGGCTTACTAATTCCATAAGTAAATTTTGTCATTTCATCAATAAATGCGCCACACGATTCGTTTGTTCCGCACAATGAAATTGAATATTTTTTACATCTGTCACAAATAGTTTTCATGGCTTAATTTTTTAATGTTTTAAGTTGTTAACCGTTGGGGTTTTATAATTACATTTTTATGTAATACGTATCGTTTGAAAAGGTTACTTTTTTTATAACTGCCTTTCGATGTTCAAGCGGATTTTCTGATATTAATATTTGAAACCCGTTTTTATTATCTGTCATAAAAATACACTTAAACCAATTTTCAAAACACGGGCCCAGATTGTGTCCTTTTTTTTGTGCTAATATTCGAACAAATTTCTCTTTTTCGAGCATTCTTTTTTCGCTAATATCTTTTAAATTAACTGTTTTCATAATATTATTTTTTAGGTTTAATAAATTTTATTACAATTCTTACATATAATAACAAAACACCAACCAAAGGGCAAAATATAAAGTTACGATCCCGACATAGTTCTATATTTACAAGGAATGAAATTAATAAATTACCAAATAATCTTTATTTAATAATTTATCATTTTTTTGATTATAAAATCCGGTTGGATGGATTAAATTACGCTTGCCATTACAATCAAAATATTTTATCATACCGTTTGGGCAAATTTTAACAATAGGTTTTTTATTAATTCCAACGTTATTAAAAACACTCTGAAGGTGTGAAGCATCCCCGAAATGTGAACTACTGGCGCCACTGTCTTTGTAAGATATAGAATAAAAATAGACATTGCCAGTATTAATACTTTTAGCTTGGATAAAAAACCAGCTACGGTTGGTATCAAATATATTTAAAATTTTATTATATTTTTCATTTACATAATCAAGTAAAAAACTTTTACCATCCTTATTAGCTTTATTATAAGCAAATTCATGTAATTTTAAATTTTCCATCTTATTTAGTTTTTTAGGTTTAAAATTTAGTACCCTGTTAAATAGTCAATATTTACATCACTTTATTTTCAAGTAATTAAACAGGGTGAAAGGTTATATTGCCAACATGAATAACAAGCCGATAGCAGCGCAAATAATCCCAGATAAAACACATATTGCAATTTCTTTAAAATTTAGTTTCTCGGTTTTCATCTTATTTAGTTTTAATTATTAAACATCTTATACTAACAAATTCCCGGCAAACATCTAATAGATTTGTTACGGTTATGCGGTTGTTTGTCTTCTGATTGCCGCTAAACAGGTGGATAATTACCCTTATTTCAATACTTAAAAGTACTATATTTAGTAATAACCTACAACTATTTAGCCAACTATTTTCACCCGGAACCGGTCCTAATTGTATGTTTAACAACACATTGTTAATAAATCAAGACTATGAAAATATTATTCTCGATAGATTTTAACTATATTGCAATATGAAAATGGTTCTTACAAATGTTCCTAATTGGCTGGTTTGGCTTATTTTAACCGGAATTGCGTTAACTGTTTTCTGGTATATTATAAAATTGTGGTGAAAATAAAAAATAAAATATCGGTTAATGAGAACGTCTTGAGAACATCAGGATTATTCAATATTAGCCAAGGAATAAAGGTAGATTTATTTGAATTTAAAAAATTTGCACAAAATTAAGATACAAAGAACACTAACAAAGTAAAGGGCAGGCACGCTATAGCATATAAGCCCTGCCAAGTTCTTCAAATCAAATTACAATGGCACAGAGTAAAGAGTTCAGTTTAAAAAATAATATTAGTTTAATTATTTCCATTGCCAGTATTGCGGGTTGGATATTCGCCGCCGGCATATTCTACAGCGAAGTGAAGCAAACAAAGAAGATTGCAGAACAAAATCACCAGCTTTTAATGGACCAACAACAATTGAACGGCAAAATTATTCAATTTATAAAAGACAAATAAAGAAATGAAAATTTTTGCAACCATATTAATTTTATTATTCGCCTTCACTGCCAATGTTCAGCAGGATACAACAAAGGCAAAGGAACCCATAAAGAAAATTACTCCGGAACAGTTAATGAAAATACATTCTAATCAAATGGACTCTTTATTAAACAAGTCAAAGGAAAACAAAAAATCTATGCCACAAAAAGAAGATACTCAAACCAAGCACCAGGACCAGGCAGCACAGAAATTTAAAAACTTTCAACGTGCATACAATGCCCGCATAGCATACGAAAAGAATTGTTTGTTAAAATACGACTTTCCCCACTGGATGAATAAGAACAGTAGTCCGCCCAAACCAGGCGAAACAATGAAAGATTATGCTATCAAGTACAAAACCACAGTTAGGGAGATGAAAGATTGCGAAACAGCCGCAAACAAGACACTACAGATAATCGAACTATCCAATCAATCAAATATAATTAATTCATAAAGCCTAGTAAAATTTAAAGATATGGTAGCAAAGAAAGGCGATAAGCACCCTAACCACGTAGGAAATCAATGTTGGAAGATGCGTACCAAATCAGGAAGGGATAAACTGTTTTCATCTACCCCTGAAGGAACACAAGCCTTTTTGGACTTATGTAATGAGTACTTCCAAAAACCCCGCCCGCAATGGGTTAAAAAGGAATTCATTAAATCAGGACCAGGAGCCGGAACAATTATCGACATAGAAATAGATGCACCTTATACGATAGAAGAACTATGTCAACATTTACAGATTGATTCAAGGACTTTTCGCAACTATAGAGGGGACGAAGCGTATAAAGAATTTTTTCCAATCTTCACGTATGTGGACGACATAATTCGCATAAATCATACTCAAGGAGGATTGTTGAATTTACTTAATCCTATGTTGGTTAGTAGAATACAGGGATACAAGGACCAACAGGATATTACAAGCGACGGCAAACAGATCACCCCAATAATCAATGTGTCAAATCCAGACATTAGCAACATATTGAATAAAGGATAGTTTTTTTTCATAGGTTTAGTTTATAGGTTAGAGCCCTGGTTATTCATTTAATCAGGGTTTTTTGTTGCTTATTGCCTATCTGGTTAACAATAACATGAAAATAGCGTTATTTCAATAATGGCTTATTATCAGTCGGTTAGTATCATTCCTGCACGGGGTAAACAAACTATCTATTTAACATTTACACATAGTCAGTAAACACACGAATACAGTATCATTATGCTATATTATGTCACCTCAAAAATAGGCCTGACATAGTGACAATTTATGTGTGGCCCGCATAAGGGCTCATGTTGTGTAATTAAATTATTATACTTACATTTGCAGATAGGACAATTATAATTAAAGCACACCTCCGCAACGTGCTGATAACGACATATGATGCGCCTATTGTGTTTGTTCTACTTAACAATATTAAACACAATGTATATTATAAGACAAACAAACTATATGATAATTTAAGTAATTGAGACATGATGTATATTGAGCTAGTGCCGGGGGATATAACTGTTAAACTGAAGGAATTGAAAGGAATCTATTTTGTTTATTCACTGATACACAATAAAGAAGTGGTTTATGTTGGCTGCTCCAGGAATATATATAAACGATTCAAAGCGCATCGATACCATAAACCTTTCGATAAGATAGATATGTTTTCAATGGCTACACAGAAGCAGGCCAAGATAAAAGAAAGGGAACTAATCGTTAAACATATGCCGCGACTCAATGGTAATGGTAAGCATTCAAAATGTACCGTTATTCTAAACAGTGAGCGATACAGATCAGTGTCTTCATTAGAACTAAAGTACGTTCACTCATCTATACTCAATAGGTAAGCCGTACCATAGCACCACTACCCCCCCCCACCCCTAAAAATAATAGCTTTTATTCCTATGCCTGGGTATTATATAATTGTCAAAAGGTAATTCGACTACACAGCCAAACCCAATTTCACCCCCATGGGCTTCATCCCGCAACCCCCTATATCCTCCCCTTGATTTCCGGCACCGTTCTACCTTTTCTCATACTTATCTCACCTACGGGGCTAATTCGACCTCCTTTAGAATGTTTGATAACATTTATTTGGTATTATTGGGATTGGGAATAATTTAAATGAGTGCATGTATTTCCCTGGAACATGTTTGTTTGAAATTTGCCGCCGACGGCTCTGCCGTGTATTGGTTTACTGAGTGGGGCGGGAATATTTTTTCTTAAAGTATTGGAATTGGTTTAAATATATTGTAGTTTTACGGGGTAATGCAACAAAAGACTATGGATAAGCACAAGAAAATAAAGATTGGCATTATCGGAAGCCATGCCTGAGATACTCGAATACATGGAATCAATATTTAAGGAAACAAGGTGGCCCTTCTTCTCCTTAATAAAACTCCGCGCGAAATTTGGAGAGGGAACCGTTCAGGAATTGGATAGCCTTTTGAAAAAGGAGATTGTTCGAAGGAGGGAAGGGTGTAATTGCGTATTAGTTGAATTAACTTAATGCTATGAAAATACTACTATTTGTACTATTCTTACTCGTAAGCATAAGTATTAAAGCACAATATGACTCTGTTGCCTACCTTGTGGTAACAGAAAACCCACGTACCATCCGTTCAGATACACTACATAGTATCGATTCGGTTAATTACCTAGTCGAATACATATTTGGGGTGCCAGGAGTTGGGAATATACTTCATTATTCAGACTATTTTGAGTTAAGAAGCTGTGGTGTTGTTATTTATTGCGAGAAGAAAAGGGTTGTTTATAATAGGAGGGGCAGGATTAAACTAAAACGAATAAAATGAATAAGTTCAAAAATTGGTTACTCGCTATTAGGTATAGGTATTTTAGGTTATTTGCTAGTAGGAAGAATTTTTCCGGCAAATTGCTTTATGAAAATAATTTTGATTCATTGTGGGGGCTCAAAGTTCACCACAACGAGTTCTACAACCATAACGATGTTTGGTTTGATTCAAGGTATGCCTATATCAGTAAAAATGGGTTAAATATAGAATGTGTTCATAATCCTGTAACTCATTCGAACTGGCAGTTTACCAATAAAAAAGTTAATTTTAAGTCCTGTATGGTTGAAACTGTATTCTCAATGATTTATGGAATATGGGAAATAGAGGCAAGACTTTGCGATTCATGGCCCGCAATATGGCTGCTTCGAAAAGGCGGCATTATTATTCCTGAAGTGGACATTATGGAGGTTATGCACGGTTATTTCAAGCCGGCAATCCATTACTGTACTCCTGATAATAAAGATGGCCATGCAAAACACCAAGCAGCTAGTAAAGTGTGCAAGTACGATGAAAAACTTCATAAATTCGCCTGTGAATTACTGCCAGGAGGTTACAGGATTTACATAGACCGGATTTTGGTTGTGGATTTCAAAGATAAACATCCTGAGTTCACTTCCCCTGAACCCTGCTATCTGTTATTGAACAATGCAGATACAGGCGGTAATAATAACACCAAAATGGTTATTGAATCAGTTAAAGCATATAAAAACTAAATTATGAAAAAACTACTATTTATTATTGCAGCGTTGTTAATCACAATGATTACTCCTGCACAGACAAAACAAGATTACAAAAATTACATTGAGTATTGTAACACTGAAACGCCGGACACTGTTTGGCAAGTTGGTAACGTTAAAACAAAACTGATTCCGGTTTATTCTGATTCAGGAGAGTTGATTAAATATTCTTACGGGAATACTTCCGACACGGTTTGGGTAGATGTTGAATGTAAAAGCCATTTGGTAGATCATGGAACATACAATTATACTTCAACTGGTATTATTTTCAACGATTGGGGTAATTCATCGCTTACATATGATACGATTAGTAACTGGCGTCCTGGTCCTATACTCAGTAGTATGATTGACAACCAACATCAAACAGATATTAAATACGAAGTTAAGCGTAAATATGTATGCTCAGTAAAGAACGAAAAGCCAAGCCGTGAAGGATTTTATATTTGGAAATGGGAACAAATAAGTAAATAAGATGATAACAGTAATTCTCGAAAAGAAAGGCAAGAAGAAGATAATCGGAAACCCGGTTACAACTTGTGAATTACTAGGTGTTTGTCCCGAGACTATCAGGAGATGGTACCGGGCCCGCAAACTGGTAGTAATTAATGGATATAATGTATCTTTTGATGTCGTATTCCTGAATAACTGCAAACAATCTGAAAATCAGGATGAAGAAAGTTCACCAGAAGTGTAGTGAAATGCTAGTAAAAGTAATACAAAACAAGATGAGTAAATTATTATTATTGTCATTATTGTTCATTAGTTTAAATTCAATAGCTGATTCAATTGCTTATTATATTGTAATTGAAACACCGCATTTTATTTGTACAGATACTATGTACAGTATAGAATCAGTTGATTATTTTGTAGATAGGATAACCGGAATATCGGGAATAAGTTGTATCTTTAATCATTCAGACTATTTTGAGTTAAAAGTTTATGGAATGATTGTTTATTGTGAAATGAAAAAGATAACATACAATAGGCGTGGGATAATGAAGTTAAAACGGATAAAATGACATACGACACTTGTATTCAGTACTTATTTGCCCTGGCATTTATCCACATATTAATTTACATGACTACATTAGACAATAAAAGAAAATAATAATACAAAACAACTCTTTCTACTTTTAAAAGCAATGACAGATAAAAAGAGGGGAGGTGATGAAGGGGTTGTTTTATTAAATTGTCAGTTAATCGTTAAATGATTGAATCGGGGTATATTCTGCCCACCATAGCGGGCCCCGATTATATAAACTATTAAATTTGTATTTTAAATAAAGATTTAATAACTTGCAACTTATGATACTTGTTTTAATTATATCAACAGTATAAACTTAATAAATTAAACAAAATGAACTGGGATAAAATAAAACGAAAATACCCAAAGGCTTTTGAGCTATTTAAGAAATCGTATCAGCTTCGTGAGGTGGTAATAGGTACAACCATTGTTTTATTTATAGAAAACAGTGCTGACAGGCTAGAATCAATTGATAAGACAATAATAAATGAATTTGTATTCATAAATAAAATACGGGAAACCGGAAAACATAAGTACAGGAAGGCATTCAAGGCTATTAATGACAGTTTGGAAAATCAAGAAAGAATATTAAATCAACTAATAAGGGCTGCAAGTACTGCACAAGGAACGCTTGAATCGTTTTATTCTAATTTTTTCGGAAGGGATAAAATCACAGTAAATAATTTAAACATAACCGGAATAGACATAAGTGTTCCAAATCTAAATGTGCCTAAATTACAAGAAGGAGTAACGTTCATCGAATTTATAGAAATGTTTGGATTAAGGGATAAATATATAACACTAGACTCAATGTCCTCAAATACAAGCCACAACAGGCAACCGAACGGATTAATGAAGGGTACTATTGAAAATGTTAATTTGAAAATACATTAAGCAAATGGAAAGCAATGTGGACGTAATAAAACAAAATAAAGATAAATTGGAAAAGGATATAAAAGCCCTTTTAGAACAATTTATAGAATACAATGGAATGTGTGATATTAATATATCTTCACAGTTATCGTATAATCACCCACCCCACGTTAAAAAGAAAATATTAACCGGAATTGAAGTAGAAGTAATTATATCCATATATCAATAGTATGTAGCGTAATGAAATTACCGTGTATCCCTGACTTTGTAGGCTGCGATGGTGAGCATTGGAGTGATGACTTTTTAAAAGTACATTTAGATATGGCTATCAAGGAAGAAAGGTATGAATATTGCGCTAATATAAGGGATGAAATAAAAAGAAGGGAAAAATAATGGCATCTTATACAGAGAAACAAAAGACTAAATTAGTAAACACTATATGTAAAGAGGTGGCTGGTGGTCGTTCTCTTAGGTCTGTATTGAGAGATGAGAACATGCCGTCTAATCCTACGTTTAGTAAATGGATGAAGGATAGCAAACAAAGACTTTTACAGTACACATGTGCGCGTGAGGATAGAGCAGATTTCATATTTGAGCAGATACTTGACATCTCAGACAGCCAAGAGGGTGACATGATAACACTGGAGGACGGTAGGGAGGTTGTTAACCACGATGTAATACAACGGGCTAGATTAAGGGTTGACTCTCGTAAATGGATGCTTGGTAAAATGCAGCCTGCAAAATATGGTGAAAGATTAGACGTACAAAGTTCAGATGGTTCAATGTCGCCAAACACAGGACTGGAGGGCAAAACATTTGAAGAGCTATACCAATTAAAGTATGGCAAAAAACCAGAATGATTTTCGATTCAATATTAAACATAGAATTATCAAGAAGGAATTTTTGGGAGTTCTGCAATACGCTTGAACCCGATTTCTACAAACCCGACAGAAAACATTTAATAACCCTATGTAATATCCTAGAATTATTTTACTACAAAAAACTACTAAAGCCAGACGGTGACGCATTCACTAAGCTAATGGTAAGGATGCCACCACAGCACGGTAAGAGCCGTACGCTTGTAAATTTTACTAAATGGATACTTGGCAAGAACGTTAACGAACGCATAGTTACAGCGTCCAATACAGATTCACAAGCAACAGACTTTTCAAGGTTTACCCGTGACGGCATAATGGGCATTAAAAACCTGCCAGAACAAATAGTTTATTCGGATATATTCCCAAATACAAAATTAAAGAAAGGTGATTCAGCAGTACAGAAATGGGCCCTACAGGGTCAACACTTTAATTATTTGGGAGTAGGTGTAAATGGTTTAGTTACTGGCAAGGGTGCAACGCTTAGAATAATGGATGACATTGTTAAGGGTGCGGATCAGGCGTTAAGTGACACCGCAATGGATAAGTTATGGATTTGGTTAACAGGAACATTTTCTAGTAGGAATGCCGCTGAAGAAGAAGAAGTAAGGGAAATATTTTGCGCTACACTTTGGGGTGAACGTGATCCACAATACAGGCTACAGGAAACTGAAGGTGATGAATGGTACATATTATCAATGCCAGTTTATGATTCTGAATTAGATGAAATGTTATGCGAAGACCTTTTGTCAAAAAAAGCATTTGTAAAGCTAAAGGCTAGGATGCTGGTTGACTCAAGGACAAAGGGTATATTCTATGCTAATTACATGTGCGAAGCTATTGACGACAATGAAGCCAAGGCATTCCCTCGAAGTTCGTTAAAGTTCTACAAATACCTACCAACCAAAACAATAAACGAAAACGGAACCGAAAAAGAAATACCGCAAGGATGGTTGTTTTCCTTTATAGACACAGCCGATGAAGGAATGGATAACTTCGCAATGCCTATATTTAGGGTAATAGGCGACCTTGTGTATTTAGTAGACTGTATATTTGACCAAGAAAACCTAACAATACAATTAAGTCAGGTAGCTAGCAAGCTAAAAGAGCATGGGCGGTTTGGTGAAATAGTAGTCGAAACAAACTCAGCGGGGGCGTTTTTTAAGCGTACACTAGAAGATAACCACCCAGACACACCTTTCTTTGGGCAGTGGTCAAAGGCTAACAAAATGGCTCGTATACTTAGTTATGCGGGTATTATTAAACTATACTACCGTTTCCCTGAAAATCCAAACCCAAATGTTGAGCGATTTATGAAGCAGGTTTACCGATTATTAAAGACTTCGAAGAAAGAAGATGACGCTCCAGATTCTTTGGCTGGTTCTGCCATGCACTTAGAGGCACAATATGAGATGTTTAAATGATAAATTGTGTCAAAATGTGCAAATAATATTAAATAATACGGGGTTATAGTTAAAATTATTGTGTCAAAATATGCAAGCAATAAAATAAAAAACATGATTAATGTCATTTTTATTTGAAATGTTGTTTTTTTAAAATATCTTTGTACAAACATGTTTAGATTATGGCTAATTGGTCATTTAGGAGTTTATTTACAAAGTCTGGTATAAATTTGAGTAAGCAGGGGTCTATGTCTGCTCAACTCTTAGTTGATAAGCCAGCATGGTTAAAGCTATCCAACGCAGCCGATCTAAGGGAAGCAGTGGAGAGCAACCCTGTACTATACGGTACGACAATGATTATCTCACAGTCTGCTGCTAACGGTAAGAAGTACCTAGTAGACAACAAGGGCAACGAGGTATCGTGGGATTCAAACAAGGCGGCAGTTAAGGCAGCACGTCAATTATTCGTTGACAATCCAAATCCAATACAATCACAGTCAGAATACACGGCAGAACGCTATTATATGCTGCCTACATTTGGAAATAATTATGTTCAGATGTTAAACGGGTCCAGTTTTGACACAGATATTCTCACCACTAAAACGTTAATGAATCTTAATAGTGAGTTTGTTGAACCAAAACAAACAGGAAAGATATTCGACCAGATAAGTTTGGAGGGTATTGTATCTGAATATGCGCTCACTAATTATAATCCCGTTAAAATATTCGAAACAAGAAACATAATTCATTTTAATGAGTTAAATGTGTCCGGTGTTGGTAATTCAATAATGGGTACATCGAGACACACATCATTATCCCTGCCAATTGAAAACGTTCAGAAGGACTTTGAAGCAATGAACGTTATCCTGAAGTCAAAGGGCATGCAGGGTATAATAAAGACCAGCTCAAAAGATGGGATGGGTACACAAACGCCTGTTAAGCCCGCAATAAAGAACGAAATAGATACAAAGTTTGCCAACGAATATGGATTACTAAGTGGGCAAAAGCAATTTTTAATAGTAAATGCAGATATTGAATTTATAAAAACCATACTTAATCCTGAAGAAATGGGTATTTATAAAGATATGGTTGCAAACGCAATGATAATTTGTAATGTCGTTGGTGTTCCATATGATTTATTTAAGCTAAATGCAGAAGGAACTACTTTCGAAAATCAAATTCAGGCAGAAAGAAGGATGTATCAGAGTCGTATAATTCCGATGGTCAATAATGATGACCAAATATATACACAAAGATTAAAACTAAGGAACTACGGGCTAGAATTAAGAACATCATTCGATCATATTGCGTGCCTACAGGAAAATTTCAAAGAAGAGGCTATGGCTCTCAATATGAATGTTAGGAGTGCAGAGGCTTCATATAATAATAATATCATTACATGGAATGAGTATCTGGGCATAATGGATAAAGACCCTGTTTCTGGTGGTGATATTTACAAATACGAAAGGGATAAATCAATAAATCCAAAACAAGATGAAAACACAGAAGAAGTTAACTAAGGAAGAAATTAAGAAGTTTAGAAAGTTTAAGCAAAAACAATTTGATAATAAGGAATTGATTAAAAAGTAGGGTTATGAATTTAGGAATAATTAATATATCAGATACGTTGATGCACCAGCTTCGATTGAACAAAGATATTGATATGTTCAGGGTATTGTATTATGAGTTTTTTCCATGTGCAATTAATTACAATCAATTCGATAGGATGTATGAGGTTTTGGGATATTGTAATGAATTTAAATCAGTAATAGAAGGAGAGGTTTATCCAGTATATGAAGCAGTATTTACTGAAAAGGATGGAATAGTTACGGTTAAATTTAAAATGATATTATAATGGAATATATTATAAAACAGTTTCCAGATAAAAAATTCAGTACAAAAATGGATCAAACACGATTCATTAAGGAGAATTTTGATACCATGAAGCAAATCAAAATGACTGAATACAAGACGAATTCGCATGGTATAATTGAATCTATTAACAAAAAAGAATTTGAACCCGAAATTGAAGACATAACTTCTGATATTATTTTAGTTAAGGCTGTTATTAATTCAACTAACATTATAGATAGCCATTTAGATTTACATATGGCTAAAATATGGAATAAGACAATAAAAGATAATCCATTTTCATATCACTTAAAACAACATGAAGCAAAGTTTGAGAGCGTAATATCAAACAAAGCAAAAAGCTATAACGAGAAGTCGAATTTTAACAAATTGGGCTTAGATATTGACTTTGAAACAGTCGCAAATATAAATGAGTTTACATTATCAAAAGATAAAATGCCATTTATGTTTGATTCATACGTTAACGGAGATGTTACTCAGCATTCAGTAGGTATGATGTATGTTAATATAGACATGGCTTATTATGATGAAGATAGTGAAAAACAAATGGACTTCTTTAATGAAATGAAAGCCAATGCAGTTAATCCAGATGTGGCAGATGAATATGGTTATTTTTGGGTAGTATATGAAGCGAAAAAAAGAGAGGGTAGTGCTGTTGTATTTGGAAGCAATAGTGTAACGCCAACATTGTATGTTAAAAATTATGAGCCGCCCAAAAGCACTCAGAAAGCAATAGAGCCGTCAGAGGACACTCAAAAACGTGAAATTTATATTAATTATTTAAAAAATTTTAAAAATGGATAAAATTTGGATGAAAGACGGCAAATTTACAGAATTGTCCGAAGATCAAATTAAAGGTCTTACAAACGAACAATTACCTGTTTACATGGCCGATCAAACAAAAAGCGAATTGAAAGCGATTGAAACCCGTATCACTAAGCTTGTGCATGACTCAGAAAAAGGTGTATCACAAAAAACACTTGAAAATGAAGTCGCTGGTATTAATAAAGCTATTGCCGATAAGCTCGACAATGCAGGTATGGCTACACTCAAAGAAAGTGTAGATAAATTAGTTGTTGCTGCTTCTGATAATGCAACGGCAATTAAGGCATTAAACGAAAAAGGTGTTGCTCAAAAATCAGACGCCCCTAAAACATTCCGTAAGGCTATAGAAGATGCCATTATGGAAAAGAAAGATATATTAACCGAGAAAAATGACGACAACGGTAAACGTTTATCGTTAAAAGACTACTTTACAGAGAAGGGAAATAAAAGTACACCTATTTTTACAACAAAAGCAGTTGATTTTCTTGAAAGTAATATAGTACAAAGTGAAGTTAGTTTAGTTAGACTAACAGAACTTGATCCAAACAGGGTTAGTATTCCTTTGACAATTTATCCACATGTAATGGAATGGATGCCATCAAAAGGTATTACACGCCCCTACATGTCTGTATTGGTTGTTTATGATTACACCGATGGTGCAGGAACTAAAACAGAAGGATCAGCTCCTGGTCAATCAAGTTTCTTACTTAAGACTGTTGAATTTAAGGCATTTTACATTGCTACTTACGGAACTTTATCTGATGAAACACTAGACGACCTTCCAGAGGTATTAGATGAAATATCAATTGTTTTCCCCGATAAGATTTTGGATAACATTGATGGTCAGATTTTAGGTACCGCTGGTGATGATTCAAGTGCATTGGCTGGTTTGTTTACAGCAAACAAACATACTGATTATAGTGGTGCTTCATATGCCGCTTCGATTAAGGGTGCTAATATGATTGACCTTATCGGAACAATGGTACAGCAAGCCGAAACAAACAAATATCCGCCTGATGCTATTATAATGAATCCAGCAGAAATAAAAATTCTCATGGAATTAAAGGATTTATTGAATAATTCAATAAGTGACCGTAGAATTTCATTTGATACATTTGGACGTCCAGTATTTGTGCAAGGGTTAAGGATTTTTAAATCAACCGCAATTACCGCTAATACAATGGCAGTTGTTGATTCTAAACAATTAATAATTGGTAAGCGAAAAGAGATGACAATGGAAATTGCCTATAATGGAACTGATTTAACAGAAGGACAGAAAACAGTTGTTGTTAAAGTCCGTGTTGCTTTTGCTGTAAGGGATAAAGCGGGTGTTATTTATTCAGATGACGTGGATACAGACTGGAACGCTTTAGTTGCTGTATAATGAAGAGGTATATATTATTATTCATATTGATTGTTGGAGCAATGATCAATATGGCCGCAGATAGAGATAACCTTAGAATCAGTACGGGATATACAATGTTAACAAGACCATTGGTATTAGATGCAAGTGATACTATTAATGCGAGTGACACTATAATTTTTACTGTCACTAATTTACAAAAGTATTCACAAACGCAAGTCGTTACCGTTGGGTTGACTGATGTTTCTGGTACTCCAGATGTAGAGGTATCTTTTTATGGTAGAGTGACAGCCACAAGTGATTGGACAGAAATTGGAACAGCTATTGACTGGACAACTACCGCTAATGATGGTAGTATTACGGCAACAACTCCGATTAACTACAATTACTTAAAGGTTGAATTTATCGCAACCGGTACTACTCAACAAACGAAGATAACAACCTTTGAGGTAAAAACTGCCAATGCTTATGATATTCCTGCAAATTCAGGAACATTAACTATTGCAAGGAAAACGGCTGGTGCTGTTACTATCACATCAAAAGACAATGATGCAAATGCAGCCACTACTTATAGGGCAGGAGGAACAGGAGCATTAACTATTGGTGCAGGCACAGGAACAACCGCAATTACATCTAGCGATTGGGCAATTGACGCAACTGGTGCAATGACAGGAATTGGAGCTATTACGGCTGATGGACTTGTTACTGCTGATAAATTTAAATTCGAACATGTAACTAGTACTGATGTGACTGCATTACCAGCATATTTTACTGAAACATTAAGTGGCACATTTGGGGCCGCTGGCCCCGGATATGGCATGACTGTTTATTCAAAAATCGTAGGTGCAAATTTAACTGCTTCTGATTCTTATGAGGCGGCAATTACTGGAGTATATGCGATTACTGGCACAAATGCAAGCACATATCCAAAGGCTAGTGTATTAGGATGGATCTTAGATAATACAACTACTGCCGATGGTGCCTTTGTGGCTTTAATTGATGGAGATACACAGGTAACACAGGCTGGTGCCGCCTATGCGGTTAGGCATCTGAATAGCACTCCTACAAGTGGATTCGGTTATGGACTGGATTTATATGGTGCTGCAATCGGAGCCTATGATGCTGTTTCATATAGGACTGCTGATATTCGTTTAGTAAATCAGGAAACAATTACTAATGAAACTGATGGATATATAAGTATGGGGACAGCAAATGTTACTGCTGCTACATATAACTTTGTAACGGCTGCTCAATTAACCGAGACAGTAACTGATTCACTTGTTATTGTTAATGCTTCAATCCCAGCCCTAGTTGCAGGATTAGAATTAACATTTGTAGCTGAAGCTACCGTAGCTGGCGCCACAACACTTACATTAAATGGTGTTGTTAAGGCAGTTTTTGAGGCTTCTGATATTTCTGAATTAGATTCAGCAGATATTAGAGATACGCAAGTTGTAAGAGTTGTTTATGATGGTACACAATGGCAACAAATATCTCAATCTGGTAACTAATGGGAGCAATTATAACAAGAACAGGGGTTAATGTTTCAGGGGAACAAGCAAAGGTTTGTGTTAATATTGGTATTGCTAAATGGGAACAAGACATTGAAGAGATACTAGTTTTAACAGCAAAGAAAATCGCCGAAAGGATTAATACTTGTAAAACTGTTGAAGAATTGCAAGTATATAAATCAGATAAAAGGCAAGTAGCCAAATTGGCTTATGGTAAAAAGTTAAAAGAACTTAAACAATGAGTTTAATTGATTCAACATATTTTATAGGTCGAATAGCTTTACCAATAAAGAAGTATGATTTGATTGCCGATTATATTACACGGTATGAGAATCAGATTATTTATAAGCTATTTGGATACACATTAGGAAATCTTATAATCGCTTATAATATTTCAACATCTCCACAGAGGATTAAGGACATTGTGGAGGGCAAGGAATATACAATTACTGATTATTCTGGTGTTTATATGCCAACGTTTGGCGATGTAACTATAAAATGGAATGGATTAAAAAACACTCAGCTAGTTTCTTTAATTGCATATTGGGTATTCTATAACTATTGTTTAGAAAATCAAACAAACATAACAGCAGCCGGAGGCATTGTGCCTCAAGTTGAAGATGCTATTAATGTTGGATTTGCTGAAAAAGCAGTATTTGCATATAGAGAATTGACACTGTTATATGGTTATCGAGGACAATTATCAATAGAACCTAGTTGCTTTAATTTTATGTATGAGAATTATGAGACTTATCCAGAATGGATATTTGAAAGTATTGGAGTACCAGGCGATGTTAATATTTTTGGGATATGACAGTAGCAAATAAAAGGATATTTACGGATGTGTTTGGGGACATTATCACAAATGTTCGTGCGGAATATGATATAGTGAATACTCCGAAAGCTACGCCGTATTATTTATTTGGTCAATCATTAGCTATTAAGAATGAGATTATTGAAAAAAAAATAACAGATCGTTATCCTTTAATAATTTTAGGAATTGATAGTGATTATATTGAAAGGGATATTAACAGAAGGCAGTATGAGGTATCTTTTAATTGCTGGATAGTTGATGAAACAAAAAAAGAATGGTACACATCGGATCGGTTTGAACAGGTTTATGCGACAATTTTATTTCCAATTTATAAACTACTAAAGGAGAAAATCGAAACTTCTGAGTATGTTGATGATTTTGGAATACAGGATTTTCAACCCGAAGTGAGGCTTTTCCCTTACTGGGGTAGTTCTAATGAACAGGTTTTATCCGATCCGTTGGATGCTTTAGGAATTAAAATAAATAATTTATTAATAAAAAACAATTGTTAAAATGAGTTGTAAACCGAAATATTACGTAGGAGCTGGAGGATGCAAGGCACTTCCTGACTCTATAGAAGGGTTGCTGTTGCTCGATAAGGGGCATGCGACATTAACAAAAGTAAATGCAAAATTAAACACAGGGCTTACGGGGCTTAAATTACTTGTCGCCCCTGCTACTGTAGGAGCTATTGAGGGTTGTGTTTTGGATTGCCGAAATGGTGTTGAGCCAAGCGGTGGTGAGAATGAAATAACACAATCTAATCTTAATTATCCAAAACTAACAAATGTTTCGGCTATAGTTTTAGATGTGTATGCCGATATGAGTTGGAACGACTATGTCAATTATTTCGCTTTTGCAGATCAAACTATGGAAATAGGATTAATTGATGCAAAAGGTAATTTAACAGGCACAAATGCAAGTGCATTAAATTTTACCGGATTTAGGGGTAAATTATACCTTGATAAAAAGATAGCTCCAATTGGTGCGGATAAGATTAAATCGTATCATTTTCAAGTTATTTTCACAGACATGGAACAATTTGGGTCTAATACTGAAATACTTACAACTTCTTACGGGGTTGCAGAGGTACTTGAAGATATTAACCCAGTCGGGGTTGACATTTCTGTTAAAACTGCAACTTCTGTTGCTGGATTAACAGTTGTTAAAGCGGTGTTAAGAAATACAACTACACCATATGCTGGATTTACAACTGCTGATGAATGGAATGTATTAAGTGCAGAAGAAGATGTTGGTGTTACCGTTGTTGTAACAAGTTTCGCAAATGCTGCTTTAGGTGAATATAGTTTAACCTTGGCAGATGGTGCCGCTGCTGTATGTGGAGGCGATGTTATTATTCAAGGATCAAAAGTATCAACTACTATGACGTATTTGTCTCAGCCATTAACCATACCACATTACTCTGCATAATGAGAGTTGAGGGAATGGATATACCTAAAAGTCTCGGGGAAAAAGACTTTAAGTGGTTTAAAAAGTTCTATAAAAATTTTATGGAAATTCATGTAACTACACCAGTTGAAGATGTGTATGTTATGTTGGGAGGCGTATTGCCAAAGAAAAAAGAACCGAAAGGGAAAAATCCTGAATAAACAAAAGGGGTGGTTTTATGCCCCTTTTATAAAAACTAAACAAATGGATAATATTGTAGCACGAATTGAAAAAGACTTAATAACTGAAAGGTTTAAGTATTTAATGACAATGCCAAGTCCTTTGAGGTTACAATTAAAAAGAATAGAAGACAAAGTGTTCAAGTTATGGAAACTGGACACTGTTTATGTAGGGCAAATAAGGATTGATTGCTTCGATGCTTGTGCTAATAGCAGGTTAACACTTAATCAGTTGGAGGATGTTATTTTAAAGGAAGGCGAGAAATTAACTAAATACCCTTTCGATAAGGCATTGAAAAAGATAGTTAGATCAGCAAATAGGGCTAACAGAAAATCAGCATTTAAAACAATTGGCAAATTAATTAATGGTAAGGCTTCATGACATACGGATAAAATCAAATACTTTTGTGGCGAACATGAATGTTAATATCGCTTTATCTATCCAGTCGGTAGAAAAAGAATTAGTTGACGAGAATAGAAAGCAAATGTTACAATCAAAAGATTCTGAATTTAATCCATTAATGCACGGAGGCACCGGAAGCGAACTATTAAGCCCGGCATATGCTAAAAGGACAAGGAAACGAACGCCAAATTTATATTTATCAGGTGATTTTCAAAAGGCAATGTTCCTGGATGTAAATGAGAATAATTTAACATGGTTTATAAACAGCGAAGACGACAAGGCAAATCAATTAGTAATCAATTACCGGAATATATTCGGGATTTACAATAAAGATTACGCAAAGACAATAACGGGATTAGCATTTAGGCGAAGATATAGAAGATTAGTATTAGGAAAATGATAAAAAAATACTGGGAAATAAAAATTAGGGAATACAATATCATGGAAAAGACTGGTATTGTAAGTCAATTTCGTAAATGGTATAATCCTTTCCCGGTTAAATATTTCACAAAACAGATAGATAGGGAATTAAAACTTTTAAGTGAAAAAATAAACTCAACATTTGGTGATAATGAAAAAATGAAATTTGAATCTTTATTATGGCAGGTTAAAAGTCTTAATTTAATAAATGCAATAAGATCAAATATTCTAGGAATATCAAATATTTTAGGATTAGGGACAAAATTAAAAGTATTAACAGAAAATCATAAAAGGCGTTTAAAACGAAAATTAAAGTTTAAAAACACAAACCTTTCAACATATATTAAAAACATAAAAAAGCTAACTGGAATTGAAATAAAAGAATTAGTTGATATTGATTTAGCTAATGAATATTTACAATATAAAATTGACAAGTATAATGAAATGATGCATAAACAACAAAAAAATGATTCAGTTAAGAAAGTTTACTTGATGAATGTTGTTGTTAGCATATTCACATATCTAAATCAAACTGCAAATGTAGAATTAACAGTATTGGAGTTTATTGATTTTCGCAATAGTGCAGTTGAAAAAAGCAAAAAAGAAAAAGTAGATAATGGCTGAAATTGCTCAAATATTTAATACTAATGAACCGAAAAAGATAATTGCGGTAGATAATGCTTTGATTAAGACTGATAATTCTGTACTTAAAATAACTGAAGATTTAAACAACTTAATAAAAACTCTTTCTAACAATAAAATTGGATTAGAAGCTTTAAATAAGGCTTATGAAAACTCAAAACAAAAGGTAATAGAAATAGACAAAGTTTCAAACAAACAAATAGAAATAGGGAAACAGCTAACAAGGATCGAACAGGAGCGGATAAAATTAAGAAAACAGCAGCAACAAACCCTTACAAAAAGTTTAGTTGTAGAAGAAAGAAGCAATGTAATACTTCAAAAAGGTAAATTACTTTTACAACAACAAACAAAAGAATTAAAACTATTATTAGTAGCTAAAAGGGCACAGCAAGGCAGCACACAGCAGTTAAATGCCGTTGTTGCAATATTAAACAATAGATTATCAAAGGTTAATCAAACAACGCTAGACGGCAAAAAGAAGGCTGATTTATTGCGATCTTCAATTGATAGGTTGAATAGTAGGATAACAGCTCAGGGAACTGCAATGTCGAAGCAGAAGCGCAATATAGGAAATTATACGTCTGCGTTGGCTGGGGTTGGTACTAAAGCAAAAATGGTTGCTATGCAATTTGCCGGAGCTTTAGGATTAACAAGTGTTGTATTTCTTTTTGTAAATGTATTGAAAAATGCCTTTGGCACAATTAGGGGTTTTACAAAAGAGAATGCAGTATTAGCTGGGGTTTTAGGTAAAACACGAAAAGAAGTAGAACAATTAACAGAACAGGCAGTTAATTTAGGTAGTGTTTATCCTATATTAGCTTCTGAGGTAACCAAATTACAAGTTTCTTATGCCAGATTAGGTTTTACTCAATCCGATATAATAAATTTAACAGAAGCCACTATTTTAGGTTCTATAGCATTAAATTCAGAACTGGATAAAACGGCGACACTTGTTGGTGCAGTTGTTAAGGCTTACCAAGATCTTGGTACTGCAGATGCAAGTAAAATTATAGATCAACTCACAAGAGCTACTCAAATATCAAGTCAGAGTTTTGTTACACTTGAAACAGCATTGCCTAAAGTTGCTGGGGCAGCAAATGCTTTAAATGTACCACTTTCTAAAACATTGTCATTGTTGGGTATAGCTCAAGATGCAACACTTGATGCTTCTATTGCAGGAACTTCATTGAGAAATATATTTTTAGAAATAGCCAAGAAGGGAATAACACTGGAGCAGGCTTTAGGACAAATAAGAACAAGTTCCAATAGACTTGTGACTTCATATGATTTATTTGGCAAAAGGGCTGCTATTGTTGGGTTGGCACTTGCTAATAATATTGAATTAATAGATACTTTCGATACCTCATTGCAGAATGCAGGAGGAACAGCAGAAAAAGTTGCTAAAGAACAAATGGAAACACTTGATGGCTCTATATTAAGTGTTGCTAGTTCGTGGGAAAAATTAATCCTTGGGTTTAGAGAGAGTGAGGGATTTTTAAGTGCATTTTTTAAAAGCCTAGCATTGTCTCTTGATATAGCTTCAGATAAATATCTAAATACTATTCAAAAAGTTATAGCTGGCACTGGTGTAGAGGAATTATGGGGCGCTCCAATTAAAAAACAACTAGCATTTCAAAAATGGGCATTGACTAAAATTCAGAGCCTTGATGAAGAGAGTATTCAGATGCTTATTGATAAAAATAAAAAATATATAGAGAAAGACAAGGAATTTGAAAAAGATTTTATGTCTGCTGTTGATTTTAGAATAAAACAAATTGAAAAAAATGAAATAGAATCAGAAAAACGTAAGAAATTAGCAAAACAACAGGCTGAACTTGAGAAAATTGCACTTGAAAAAGAAGCAATTGCAAAGCGTGAAAATGAATTGGAAATTGCAGCAAAAAAGGAAGCTGATATTGAGAAAAAATTATCTATTGAGAAAGAAAAACTAATATTAAAAGAACGTAAACTAAGGCTTGAAAACGCAGAAGAACGTATTGATTTAGATCAAGAAATATTTGACGAAGCTGAAAAGTTTATTGATGACGAATTAAAACTAATTGAAGATGCTGCTCTTGAAGAAATAGACATAGAAAAAAATAAAAACCAAAAAATATTAGATAATGTAAAGGAATTTGCTGAAAAAGAAAAAGAAGTTGATAAAGAATTATTAGATGCTAAAAAGGAAACAGCCATTGATGGCGTGAATACTCTTTTTGCATTAGCCGAGGGTTCTTTTAATAAAAAACTAGAACGATTAGAACAGGAAAAACAAATTGAGCTATCAAATGACCAATTAACAACAGAACAGAGGGAAAAACTTGATGCTGATTATGAAATAAGAAGGCAAAAAATACAACAGGAAAAAAAGAACGCTGATAAAATACAGGCTATTGCTGAAATAGGAATAAATACGGCAAAAACGGTAGGTGCTATTAAATTGAAAGTATTAGAAATGAAAGCTGCAGCCGCATTGAATCCGCTATTATTACCACTTATTCCTATTGTTGCTGCTCAGATACCTTTTGCTATAATAAGCGGTGCATTATCAGCAGCAGCAGTGGCAGCATACGAAGATGGGACAACAAACGCACCGTCTGATTTTGTTGCGGGTGAAACAAAAAATGGAGGATCAAAACGTGAATTGGTTGCAACAAGGTCAGGACAGGTTTATTTAGCCGAAAAGCCAACTAGGTTTAAAGGAAATCAATTTAAAGGCGCAACTGTATTTAAAAATGAAGATACTGAAAAAATAATGTCACAAACCGATCATTCAGGATTTGGTCAAAGGACAATGACAGACGAACGTATTTTAAACGGGCTTAGCTCGGTTGAGAAAGCAATTAAAAACAAACCTATTCAAATAGTTGACAAAGATTACAGAACAATAGGATTACAACAAAATAATCATAGAGAAATTTATTTAAATAGATTAAGATACGGTAAATGAGTGAGTGGTTAAATAGCAAAGAGTCGAATACATATCCTCCGTACAGGTTTAAATTAGTTAATCCTGAGACCGCTCAATTCGTAAATCTTGGAGTTGATAGCGAACCTTTAGAATGGGCTAGTGGTATCATCGAGCTTAACCGTAGGATTAAAGTAGGTGGTGTATTTACATCCTTTGCGGTTAGTTCATTAACGTTTATAAAAGAAGGTGCTAACTTTGTCCGGTCAATCTGGACAGAAAAAGAATTTAATGGTAAATGCGATCTTCATGTATATTGGTTTAAAAATTCAACCCGTGACTATGTGGAGTTTCCGAGCAGCTTTGCCCTCAACTTTGCAACATGTAAACCTAAAAAGAAAATAGGTAAAAATGCAATTGGTTTAAATATAGAAGCAATTAATAGTGACGTGTTAACGAAATTAGATAATCGTAGCGATACTGATGTAGACGTAACCAAAACCACAACAATAGGAGGCGTTGACATAATTGATTACGGAGAGTCAGGAGCCGGGTTTACATATCAGGATTTACGAAAGAATATAAACTTTCCTGCCTATACAATTATCAATTCAACTCAATCAAGATTGCCAAGTTCTGCTGATGGTTCAACGCTTCCAAGATTGTCTGGGCAAATATCTTATTGTTCTGTTCCAGTAAGAACCGTATTATCTGACTTTGATGAAATTGGCGATGTTGTACATGTGACAAGAAAAACAAGTTTAGCTGATGTAAATTCTATTTTTGATACTGCTTTAGTTGATTATAGTTTTACTTTTTCGTATTCAGTTACGGTAAACGTTACCGATAAACATTCAGTAAACCCATGGACTTTGAAATTAATAGAAACCGATTCTTTGGGTGCTATTGTTAACGAAAACGTGTTTGATTCATTTGGAACCATTAAGCAAAATTACTTTTTATCTGGAAGCAGTACTGTAACTATATCTGCTGGCAATTCATTTAAGTTTGTTATTGAGGTTGGAGATTATGCGGATATTGCCGCCGAACTTGTTTATTATCAAACGCAACTTTCACCATTTACTGAATATTATACAGAGGCATTTTTTAAACAAACTGTAGCAAATTCGGACGCAGCAACAACCGAATCATTTCCTTTGTACGAGGCTTTTGAAAGGGTATTACAACATAACCTAGACGTTCAATTTCCTTTCTATTCTGAATATTTAGGCCGTCCAGAATGTGTTTATAATTTGGATGGTGATACCTATGCAACCGAAAGCCAATTAAGGCACTTTAATGTAATGTCTGGTCTAAATGTAAGGGGTTTAGCTTTAAGCAATAATGACAATCCTTTAGCAATAAATTTTGATAAACTTTATGATTCTTCAAGTTCAATACTGAATTTAGGAATGGCAATTGAAGTTATTGATGACTTTACCAGGGTGCGGGTTGAAGAATACGCTCACTTTTTTGATGATACTGAAGTATTGGATATCTCCGCCAGAATATCAACATACGATATTGAAAGCGAAGCAATGCCAGAACTTGCTTATTTTAAGGTTAAATCAGGATTTAAAGATTTTGATTACGAAGAAATAAACGGGCGGGGTGAGTATAACACCGAAGCTTTGCATACTACTATTATTGAAACAGACACTGAATTTGATAATGTTTGCGATTTAAGAGGTGATACAAAAGAGTTTATAGATCTTCTTACTAGTCCAATAATTCAGGACGGTACAAAAGATGAAAAATCAGATAATGATATTTTTATTCTTAAAACTCAGGAAGACGGCGATGACTGGAAACCGGAAACAGATGAAAATATAGCTATTAATAATGATACCTCAATATTCGGTGTTAATTCAATGAATTTATATATTACTCCTTTACGTAATTTAATAAGGAATAGTTGTAAAATAAAAGCATCATTAACAAAATTCCTAGCTAGCTATGTGCGTTTTCAAACCTCTAAAAAATTACAAACACTTGAAACAACAGGAGAGGGTGAAACGTGGACAGAGAATCAAAATGTACTGGTTGATGATTTAAACGACCCAATTTACAAACCGATAAAACATACAGTAGAATGCAAATTTACTTATGATGATTTTGTTTTAATTCAGGCTAATATGTTCGGTTTGATTCGTTTTTCATCTACGTTAACCGGATATTTATTGAACCTGAAGAAAAAGAACAATGAAGACAAAGCAATAATAACAATAATTGAAAAATATAGCTAATGTTTACAAGCTCTAAAATAAATAGCGTCACTTTTAAAAACCTCGATGGTGGGTATCCTAACAAGTGGAATACTTTACACGCTGACAGGAAACAGGCTGGATATACTATTATAGAATATTGCCAGCAGTTTAATTATGGCGATATTATTTATCTTCAGTTTACTTCTGATGTGGCAACATTACCAACTTTAAATATTTTTATTCCTGAAATACAAACACCAATAACCGGAACTTTAGTAAGTAGTTATACTGGTTTAGATAACAGGTATTTCTTTGATTTTGAGGTTACTCTAGGCGCAACGTATTACGACAAGAAAATAACATTTACGTGTGTTCAGGGGGCTAATACATTAACCAGTGAGCCTATTTATTGCCGTGACTTAACAGAGGATATTGCAGACGGTAAAATAAGGCGTTTGAAATATACCAATTTAGATAGGAACGAAAGCGATTTATCAGATTATTGGATTGACTGGTCTGAAGTAGCCTTTATGTATTTCTATGTTGAAGCGGTTGATTTGGACCCGAATGACTCAGATTCTATTGAAATATTGGAAGGATCACAAAGCAAAACTATTATTTCAGCTAACTATTATAGCGGGTTGACATTTAATACAGGGGGTATTCCTGATTATCTAGCTACAAAAATAGGAATAATAAGCGATTTAGATGTATTTGAAATGAACGGGCTGCAATACATCAAAGAAGGAGAAATCGAACAGGAACGATATGGTCAGAGTACATCTATTCAATGTTCTTTAAAATTAACTCAAAAAAATGAGGTTGGTTTAAATGTTGATGATTTAGGAATAACAAATACAGATACAACTATGGCAATAGTACCAATTCGAAATACAGGAGTAACAACAGCCGGGGCGGTAATAGAAAACCCTGAAGGTTATATGTTACATTCAATATTTATACGACACGCATTAACGAGCGCAGCAGCTACGGCGGTAGTAACAATTGGAACTACCTTGGCTGGTACTGATTTGATTGACGCAATGCAAGGAAGCATAACGCTAGCCTCTTATCCCTCAACCGGAAAGTTTAAGGGATATTCAAGGCACTTTTTAAAGAATCCAGATGCTGCAAGCAACGTTTATATAGCTGTTTCGGGAACCGGTGCAGTAATGGACATAATTATAAACTTCGATACTGTTATCGATACAACATCTTAAACATGAAAAAGATACTAACATTAATATTGATTTTGTTTTCATTTATAGTTTATTCTCAGGAAGAAGGGGAAAACATAAATGTTGATTTAATGAAACTTAATAATGCTATTTATGGAAATAAATCAGGTGGCATTGATACCGTAATTGTGGTTAATGCCGATTCAACAGGGCAGTTTAAGTATAAGAACATGTCTGACCCCGCCGTTGATTTGGATGGTATAAATTTACGTACACTGGTTGCTTATATTGCAACGGATGGAGGTTGGGATTCAGTTGTATTCAACTCCTCAGACGGTTATTTGCGAGCCTATTTAAGCGGTTCTGTTGTTGATTCTACGAGTATTGATGATAGGTATTTATTATTAAGTGCAGCCGGAGATACCGTAAGAGCAAATCTTCCTGATATTATTGTTTCAGACGGAACAATACTAGACAAATCAATAAGTATATTCAAGGGAACGTCTGGAGATACCATTGAATCTTCGAATATGTTAATTGATGGTATTGGAAATATTTTGCCAACTATTGCAGATTCATTTGAATTAGGTAGCGCTACTAAGCCTTTTAAGGATGCACATTTTAGAGATGTAAATGGTGTTCCTTTTACTGCAAGGCAACTATCCAGGTTGCACCGAGATTATTCGGAAGAGGCAGCAATATTACCTTATACTATATCAGAAAGTACTTCTGGAGGTGTATGGACAATTACATTAACGGAGGTAGAAAGTAATGGTTTTTTAGCATTTGTGTTAGATGATAAAACCTTATTCAGCATAGGTTCTACTATGAGTGTTAATGCAACAGCTGTGGCTGGAACGGATGCAAGCCCTAATACTGTGTATGTGTATGTTCAAAATGATGGTAGTGATAATCCTGAATTAGTTGCAACGAATACTAGTCCCGAAGGAGTTGTTATACATGCTCATGTGTCTAACTATAAGGTTGGTTCGGTTTCAACAAGTTCTACTAAAATTTATGGTAAATCTGATGCTGTAATTGAAATGTATAAATTAGCCTCTAATATTTATCATAGAACATTTTATCAAGGTCCTATATATTTTTCAGGATTGACACAAGTTGTAACTTCTACAGATTTAACTATTGGTGTAGGTTCTTATGAATCCATTTTTGAAACAATAACAACAACACAGAAGCAAGTAACAGTTGATAGTTTATTTTTTGTTAAAAATGATGGGACTTATTCTACTTTAAACGATTTTTCTTTTGATGTAGAATATTCAGATGGTGTGGCTATTGCTGATGGTAAATTCTTTAATGTTGTATTGGGGGTAATGGAAAATGGAAATACAAACATAATGGCATTAGTTCAGAGTGGTGGTTCCGAAGAATATAAGGATTTTAATAAGGCTTTTGAAGATAAAAAAAATCAAACAATATATAGGCCAACGGATGCTTTTTTAAAGAACTTATTCGTATCTGTATGTCGAATAATAGTTAAGAGAGATGGTGTTAATTATGTATTACAACAATTTGATGATGGGAATTATTTTTACGATTTAAGAAATGAGTCTGGTTCTGGTGGAGGTTCTAGTTCAGCAGCAAATATAGCTGACGGGACAGTTGATGACCAGTTAACTACATGGAATAATACAACTGGAGAATGGGAACCTATTTCCAGAAGTGCAATACTATTAACTGGATTCGATTCAACAGGATTTGAAGTAAGCCAAAGCCAAGTAGTAGGATTAACCGATAGTTTAGATTTAAAGCTAGATAAAGATGCGGTGGGGGATTCAATAACCAATAATCCTACTGTAATAGCTAATTCGGGGTTAACTTTAGACGATGTAACCACAAATGGAGATGTTACTAGTAATGGGATAGACGTAGGTAGTGTTTCTATATCAGGAGCAAATATTAACACAGGAGGAACATTAGGCAATGTGGCTTATTTAGATAATGCAAATGCGTTTACTGCCACTGGGACTACTAGTTTTTTGGGGCGAATTAGTCCATTGAGCATTGTGACAGGCAATCAGATAGTGTCCACCGCATCAGGATTAAATGTTGCGAATGTGTTTAATGCTACAGCCAATAATGGGGCAGGAAATCAATGGGGTACGCTTCAGTCTATAATGAATACGGAATCGGGTCAATCAACAGTTAACGAGCTTGATGGCATATTGACTTTGCTAAATCATTATTCTGGATTTACATTACCGACATGGAGAGGCGTTGAAACAGGGGGTGCTTTTGTTGATGGTGTTGGTTCCATTGTTAATTATGCATATGGTCTGGATGCAAATTTACCAACAGTAACCAATAGTGGAAGTGTAGGAGTAGCAGCAGCAATACATATTGCATCACAATCGACATCTGGAATAACTTCACCGTATGCGATATTGAGCCAACAAACAGCACCATCATTATTCTCAGGTAATTTATATCTAACAAACAATACTGGGAATAATTCATCATTTGGGACAACAAATGATTATACGAGTATTACTGCATCTACAAACGGATTTCAATTAAAAACAAATAGAGATACAACCGTAATATATACCGATAGTTTAGGTGTTACTACAATCGGCAATACAGAAACTCATGGACTCAGCTTGACTCCCAGTCTAATTATTAATGGAATGGGATTAGATAACGGATCATCGGAATCTGGTAATTATGGTGGATTGCTATTAAATGCCAATAGTAATTATTCCGGTAGTGCAAGAAAATATTTAATAACAAATGCTTATGCGATTAATAAGTTTGCTATAATAAGAAGTGCGGATGCTTCGACCTACCCTGCACTCGGAGTCGGTGGAGCAATATCTTCGGGAACAGTTGATTTTGTAATAGACAATACCGGCAAAATAGGACTCGGTACAATCGCCCCGACAGCCAAAGTCCACATAGCAGCAGGAACAGCCACAGCTTCAACAGCACCTTTTAAATTCACAAGTGGAACAAACCTCACAACAGCAGAGGCAGGGGCATTTGAATACGATGGAGCAAAACTATACTTCACACCAAGCGGAACGACAAGGGAAACTGTGGCTTATGTAAGTGATATAACAGCAGCCACCCACACCCATGTATTTAATGAAACGCCCTCTGGAACTATTAACGGTTCAAATACAACATTTACTTGCACGCAAACATTTACTGCAAATTCAAGTCAGGTGTATTTAAATGGGCAAAGACAAGTATTAGGATTAATGTACACCGAAAGCACGAATACAATCGTTTTCGAGGCGGCTTACATTCCGATTACGGACGATATTTTGAGAATTGACTTCATATATTAATAAAAACATAGGAAAATGAAAACATTATTAATTACAATAGCAATACTTTTTAGCCTAGGGCTTAACGCTCAGGAAAACTACAAAATTTCTCGTTACGAACAAACAGGAGAACAGTTATTTATTTGCATTAACTCAACCGAAGTTCCTGTTTACATCGAACACTTTTTTACAGAAGGAGAAAAGTCAACTCCTGATTCAATTAAGGTAACAATTGAGGGGTTATTAGCTGAATTGGAAATTAAGGCAGATGCTTATGTAGCACCTGAGCCTTTGCAAAACAAGATAGTTGAAACTAAGAAATTTTCTTTTTCTAAAAGGAATGTTGCCACAAAAAAGGCAAAGAAGATAAAAGAAAAACTAGCTAAGAATATAAAAGAAAACCCCATTAAAGAGGTTAAAAAAAATAACAAAAAAAGCAATAAAAAATGAAAAAATTAATCACGATATTATTTTTATTGATTTCGGTTTATGGGTTTGGTCAAGCAGACGGGAAACCTCGCTACGACCAATTAAAACCTATTCCGGCGAGTCACGTAACGGAATTTCAAGATTCCGTAAATACAAATGCAAATGTAGTAGCTAATACGGCAGCAAGGCACGTTGCTGTAACAACCGCTGATGTCAATAACATAACAGTTACTGGGCAGGAACTAAATACAGGGAGCAATGTGCCTTTATTGAAATCTAAAAATACCTTCGTTGATGACAATACTTTTGGAGTTCCAGATACCGCAATAAGACCATTAGAACCACAAGAATTAACGATAGCTACTGGTTTTTATCAAACAGGTAATATATTCAAACCCTTGGCGGATGGTCAGGTTTCTAAACTTGGCGTATATCCATCGTCTGGAGCATCTCACACAATTAACTTATATAATCAGGCAACAGAAGTAAAAATAGCAACAACAACAATAAGTTCTGCCACATCTGACGAGTGGAACTATCAAGCTATTACTCCGGTTAATATATACAAAGATTCGATATATATTGTTGCTGCTGAAATTGCAGGGAATTCAGCGAAAGGAGGTTATGCTAATTTAGATATAGGTGATTTAATACACGTATTTTATGGTGTATATGGGAACGATGGTTCGATGCCAACTATTTCTGGTGGCGGTTCTAGTATTTATGGAGCAGATATTGAATTTACAGCAGATATAATAACAACCACCATAAAAGGGATACTTGCTGATTCAGACGGCGATGCAGGAATACCTGGACAAATATTTTCAAGCACTATAGATGGAACTAATTGGATTGATAATGAGCTTGGCGATGTTACTGCTGCATCTGCATTTGGCACTGACAATAGAATGATAATAAGTGACGGAACAGGGAAAGGCGTACAAGCAACAGGAATAGAAATTGATGCTAACGATAATGTTTCTGGTATTTCTGAAATTGAAGCAGATAATGTAATACAAACACACCAGACATTAACAGAAACAGCAGGAGCATCTACTATGGATTATACTTCTGGAAGCGATGCAACAATAGTTATAGATGAGGGAACCACATTAGCTATTACTAATACAACCACAGGAAGCACTGGTCAAATAATAGTTATCCAAGACGATGCTGATGATGATGATATTATAATTACGGTGTCTGGTGTTTCTGTAGAATGGAAGGGCGGTTTAAAGGAATTAACAGATACCAATGCAGCGGTAGATATAATAACATATAAAAGAATTGGTTTTTATATGTATTTAACACTTGATTTAGATTACAAATAAAAATAGCAGGATAATGAAAATATTAATAATAGCAGGAATACTAATTGCGATAATCGCCGCAACTTATGTAAGTGTTAAGTTGTACCCATTTAGGAGTTGGGTTTTTGAGAATATTATAGATTGGTTTGCAAAGAATAAATTAATAACAGCCGCAACGACAGTTATATTATTTGCCGTTGTGTCATTTATATTTTTTATGTATGGATTATATTCACATTGCATTTTATAATAAAAAGTTATAATTTAGTAATAATTTAAAATTTAGAGTTATGCCAAGACCAGATGATCCGCCGGGAGGCTTCGAAGAACCAAAAGAAGAATCAGCAACAGCATCAGAAACAAAAAAAACCAAAAAGGAGAAGAAGAAAAAGTGATTAACGCACGAAACATATTTGGGCTAGTTCTAATTGTTCTTTTTGTGATATATGATTTGTTTCATATTCACGGGAATAGCTTTTGGGCTAGTTATTATTATGTGACGTGGAATTTAATTGGAATTTATGCATTTAGATATATTTTAAAATCAAGTAAAGATAAATTATTAAGGGTAATAATGAAGATATTTATGGGGGTAACTGTCTTCGAATTAATTTTAAATACATACTCATTTTTTAATATTGAACGATTTAGGGAATTGAATCATACAAAAGAATTAGGATGTGCAGTTGTATGTTGCGTAATAATATTTTTAATATACTCACGGCATGAAAGAATGGTTAGATAATACGCCCGCTTTAAAGTGGCTGTTAAACTTGGTGTCAACTTTATTGGTAGCACTAATAATATTTTGGGCATACGGAATGCGTGGGTCTAAAAAAGAGCTGAACGATAAGATTGAAAAAAAAGCAGATGTTTGCTATGTAGATAGTCAGAATACGAAACAGGATAAAAGAATATCCGAAAAGGCTGATAAATCCCTCGTTGAAAGCATGGACTCAAAACTTGATTTAATTTTAGACAAGTTACAGAATAAATAATGGGCGACCTAAGAGACAGTTTAAGGCACGATTTAAAGAAAGGTGAAGGATTACGTCTGTTTCCATACAGATGTACGTCAGGAAAGCTAACAATAGGATACGGAAGGAATTTACAAGAACGTGGGATAACAGAATACGAAGCAGATTACTTGTTGAGTAATGATATTGACGAATGTATTGAATCCATGAATGTAGTATTAAGCTACTTCTATGATTTGCCGGACAATGTAAAATTAGTTCTTTTGAATATGCGGTTTAATTTAGGATTAAATGGATTATTGAAATTCAAGAAAACATTATCATTAATCGAAATCGGTAACTACAAAGAAGCCGCTAAGGAAATGCTAAACAGTAAATGGGCAAAGCAGGTAGGCATAAGGGCAATTGAATTAAGTAAGGTATTGTCAAAAGAATCAGATAAATGAAGTTTATTACAGATATATTGCGATTATACTGGAGGAATAGAAAAATTACCATACCAGCAACAATTGATGCTGCAAGGTGGGTTTATGGTAAAAGATTCTGGTTTAAAAAAAAGTGGAATGCAATCTTTAAAAAGAAAATTAAACAGCAGTGAAAATTATATTGATAGCACACTATTGCTTAAGTGCAAGAAAAGCATTAACTTTAAGGCAATTAGAAAATTAATTAATAATTTATTTAAAAACAAAAATCATGGCAGGAAAAGAAGGAACAGACCAGTTAAAAAAATTAGTTAAAAATGCAGTAGACTATGCACTGCAAGTAAAAAAGGCAAAATCAGATGATGGTAAAATATCCAAAGCTGAATATCTAGGATTTGTGGATGAGGCAATTTCTACATTAACAATTGTTTCTGGGTTTGGAAAACTAAAGGCAGAGATACTTGATTTTTCAACAGAAGACGGCAAAGAGTTATTGAACTACACTATCGGGCTTGGTGTAATTGGAGATAAGGCAGAGATTGTTATCATAAATGCAGTTGAGGCAGTAGAAACCATGATTGGTGTGTATAATAATAATATAGTGCCAATAATAAACGTATTTAAAGACTAGGTTTTTGTTTTAGTTTAGTTTTCATCGGGAAGGTTTTTAAACTTTCCCTTTGTTTTTATAGTAGATACTTTTTATAATCCAGCGGCAACCTAAACATTTCATCAACTATATATTTCATTTTGGTAAGCTGGACAAATGAAACATTCGATTTCTTATAATTTATTGCTTTCCTATTTCCATTTTTGTAAATTTTAAGTTGCTTGAAATTAGTCGTTCTTTTTTCATTAAAATGTGGTAGTATAAAAAGATTACCATATTTATCTGCAACTATATTTTTTAATAAAGTATATCTCACATAAATTATTAAATAACTAACAATACTTAAATTTTCCTGTATATTCACTATGTCAACCATTTTGAGTAATTAAGGGAATTTAGAAAGACGTTAGCAATCATATTGCCTTATCATTGTGGTGATATTCACAATTGGGGCAATATCCGTCACATTCGTTCTGTCTGTAATCTTTTCCAGCATGGCAATACGCCACTTCGTTATTGCTAACAAGGTGCATAGAAAATAATTTTACTATCCTATATGCAGTATCAGCCCATAGTTCTTTATGCAAAAACTCACCTTGTTCTGCATTTTTACTCATCTCTTCCATTATTATTGTAACCATTTCTTCTTTTGTCATTGTATTTAATTTTAGTATTTCAATTCCGTAAAATAAAATTCTATGCACAGACCGTTAGCGAGCATACTTGAAGAATATATCACCATAACATTTTTTACATACCGTGCCATGTTTCTTTTTGTGGTGTAATGAAGCAGTATTAGCGCAAGTACATTCGCTAACAAAGTCTATATTTAAAAGTTTAACTACCCTCTTAGCACCATCTATAAATGCTTTTTCTATTTGGTAGCTATTCCTTTCAATTTTGTTTTCTTCAATATACTGCTCTGCTTCTTTCTTAATTCTTTTAATATTCATTGTCTTATCATTTAATCCGTTAAACTTCAAAACATAGACAGAACGTTACATGCAATTTAATATTTAATAATTGCCTGCGCACTTTTGCTTTTTCAAAGCAATTTATATTTAAAAAGCTTTTCCCTATTAACCTTTTTTACATTGCCATTAGCTACGTTTAGCCCATTCCTTAAGTCTCCTTCCCAAACACATTCAAAATCATCAGGTGCGTTATATTCGCTCACAAAAACTTTATGTCCTCTATCGCTCATTTCTCTACACCATTCCCAAAAGTCAGCATGGTCAAAATCATTTTTATATTTAGTCGTCCCTTCATATGGTGGGTCGCAATAAATTAAAGCTTTGTCTGTATTTAATGGCAATTCTCGATAACTGTAGTTTAACAACTTAACATCTTTTATTTTATCACTTTGCTTTAATGCGTTCCTATACGCTTCGTTTATATAATCTCTTTTGCCCATCTTATCTCTTCTCCACCCACCTAACCATTTTCCACCATAACTAAATGCAAATCCAGCATATCCTTTATGTTTATAATCGTCACTTTTTCTTAATCCTTTATATTCAGCTTCGGTAAATTCTGTTTTGTCTTTAGGTAGCTCATTTACACAATCTCTAATCGTAATTAAAGCATCAATAATATGCGGGTTTATATCTGCACCTATCCTTTTACCTTCTACTTTATCAATCATATTTCCACCGCCTACCATTGGCTCAACCCAAGTCATTTCAGGTGCTCTATGTTCAAGCATTATAGGCAGTATATACTTTGCAATCCTATTCTTACTTCCCATATATTTCATAAAAAACCCTCCCTATTTTTAATTTTTTAGTTACGTTCATTTAATTATCTTTTGTGCTTATTGTCGCTACGTTTCATACAACCATACGTTATAAACAACATTGCTCACAATAAATGCAATTAACTTCCTCTTGTGGTGTATTGTCGCCTATAAGTATTTTCCCTGTCCCTGCACAGTGTTCGCAATGCAGATTTATAACACAAGGTATATTTAATGCTTGCATTATCTTTTCATAACAGTCTGTCAAATTGCAGTTGCTCTGTTGTAATCCTTTTTCGTAAACTTCAAACAATATATTTTCAATAATCTTTCTCTCAGGTCTTTTCATTTAATCAAATTTTTTCGGTTAATTGCCACTATTCTTACACGAGCCGTTATAGCAAATGGAAGCTATCACTTAGTGCATTTGTTTCCTTTAGTTTTTCAAACAACGTCTCTGCAATTTCTACTCTTTGATAATGTTCCGCACAAGTTAGCGAAGCCGCAGCACCTATCATAAAGTGCTTAATGCGTTCAGCTTTTCCACTTGCAATAACATTTTGTAAATTGCAGTTGCTATCGCTTTTTTCAGTACCGTTCACTTGCTCCTGCTCTCTTAGGAAAAGCTCAGCTTTATTCTCAACTCTTATTCTAATGTTGTGGTCATAATCATTTTCAACCATCCACATATAAAAGTCAGTTATTAATTTACGTTCTTTTTTGAAAGGACTTTTCATGATTTCGTTTTCTATTTTGGTTATTCAACTTTATTTGTTCTAATCAAATTCATCGGTTAATTAGCAACGCAACATACGCCAACGTTACCACATCAGTTTACTACAGGTACTGCCTACATACACCACATTGCAGTCTATTATTGTAACTTAACCGCCTTTGCGAGTGTGGGTGCTTGCAAACCGTCACTTCGCTATGGGTAACACGTTGTATATTCAAGCTGCTTGCGCTCTCAGGAGAACCCTTCTCCGCCCACTCTTTTATAATAACATCTTTTGCGTCTGACAGTATTCTAATATCATCTAATACCGAACACACTTCTTCGAATAATTCACAGCCTATTTTATCTTCGAGCATAGTCTGTATTGTTTCTACTCTTAAATTAATTCCCATCACACTTGTATTTGATTTATATTCTCGTTTCTAATTTATCGGTAATCCATCAGCGGTCAAAACAAACACAGGTCGTTGGAGCTAATTGCGCTCGCATCATAAATCATTTTGGCTCCTTTTGAAGTCCGCATATATCACAACTACCATTCGGTGCGTAAGCCGCCAATATTCCACATCTACAAAATGATTTACTGGCTCCCTTTTCGGTATTTACATTATAAACCTTTTTTAGCTTCGCCTCTAATTCTTTTACTCTTTTTTGTAGGCTATCAAATTCATCAGAAGTTGAGCCAGTATCAAAATACTTATTACCAATTTTTCCAAATAATCTACCGTGATATTCCATTGTATTAGTTTAAAAAGTTTATAATTCCCAATCCCGACAATTAGCTCCAGGTATATTTAAAATTTTTAACTGCTGTTTTAAACTTTCATTTTCTTTGTATAAATTGGAGCAAAACTTCTTTAGATTTTCTATTTGCTCATCTTTTGTTAGTGGTTTATTACCTCCGCCTGTTGTTACTTGTACCATAATATTCGTTCATTTAATCCGTTAAAAATTCAAAACATACCTGCGGCCGTTACAACCCATACTAATCAGCTTTTATCATAGATTCATGGAAGTGGGTTGACCAGTCATTTGTGCCGCATAAATAATATTTAGGATCTTCGTGGTAATCTTCAACTTCTGCTTTTTGCCAAACACAACCCACTAGTACTCTTACTTTTTGACCTTTTGTAAAAGTACGGGTTGTAACACGTGCTATATTCAAGCTACCGCTTTCTTCATCATTGGGCTTGCTTTCACACGTTCTCAATAACTTTATTTCTTCCATTATTTGCATCATTTCTAAATTTGCAGCATTCTGAATTGATATACTGCTTCCATGTGAATAATTATAAGAAGCAGTATTTAATTTTTGCTGTAATTCATTTAATATACTTTCCCTCTCTTCGTTTTCCATTGTATTTTATTCTAATAAATTTATGTATAAGTTTTGATTAGTAGTCTGAACATAGCACAACACCGTTATGGCTAATTGCCAATAACCTTTTTCAGCATATAGTGCTTAACCCATTTTACTCCTGCTCTTACTCCTTCTGGCATCCATACACCTTCTGCTATAGATGACATAGAATTATCATAACTACTTGCTTCTGCTTCAATTTCCTTATCAGAAGGCAACATAGCCATAACATCAGCTATATTTAAAAGTTTAACTGTCACCCTTACAGCTTCTTCTACTAATCTCAAATCTTTTCCTATAAGTTCATTCCCTGCATTTATGAACTCAGTTTTTACATTATTTTCTAATTGTTTTAATTCTGATTTTCTCATAATATTGTAGTTATTAATCCGTTAAACTTCAAAACATACCTAAACGTTAGGCACAATATTTTATTAATTTTGCCCTCGCTCTTTGGTTTTTTCAAAACCATTTAGAAAAATATCATCGTCAAACTGTTTTAATCTTTCGTGTGTTATTTCACAATATTCAGCACTTAATTCACTACCAATCCACTTTCGTTTGTTTAGTATAGCCATTTTAGCAGTCGTTCCACTACCCATAAAACAATCATAAACTAAATTTCCCTCATTGCTCCAACTTATTATATGGTCGTTTGCAAGTTGTTCAGGAAATATTGCAGGGTGTTTAAATGCAATCTTGTCTTTTGTGCTATTTTGGTTTCCTCTTGGCAATTCCCAAACATTACTCTTTACTCTTGTGTTGTCTTTTCTTGCTCGTTCCTTTCTTGTAAATCCATTTGTATTGTCAATTCTTTTTAAGCTGCCATCAACTTGTCTTTCTCCACCAACACCAGTTTTATTTTTTTGTCTTTTTAATGTTCCTTCTGTCTTAGGTTGTCTTAATAAATTTACGGTTTTTGGTTTTCCTTTGCTAAACACAAACATATATTCAAAATCTTGGTAATATCTAACAACATCAGGGAAAGCACAAGTTCTTTTATAAATCATTGTATCGTGCAAATTAAATCCTGCATCTTCTACAAACAATATTGCAGTTTTAAAACTTGTTAGGCTTTCACAATAGTTTTTAGTCTTATCATTTACAACCCAAACAACAATTCCACCTTCTTTTGTAACTCTATAAAGTTCTTTTGCTATTTCTTTTAATGGTAGCGTAAACCCTTTGTATGTTCTGACATCGTCATACGGTGGAGATGTTACTGTCAAATCAACAAAATTATCAGGCATTTTTGCCATCGTTTGTAAATTACTCTCGTTATATAAATAATTTGTTTTCATATAATTAAAATTTAAAAAATTCCTCCCTAAAAAATTAAAAAATACAGATGCCTAACACTGCGTCATACGTAAGTTTGTGAAAAACAAACCAACGCATACACTTCACGTTATAAACAAGGTGGCTTAATTCCTGCCCAATGTGTAATACCTAGTCTTTGTTTACCGTAGGGCTCATCCCACCAACATTTTTTTGCATAGTAGCATATCCTAGGTTCTTTATTATATCCGTAACAATAGTATGGTTTGTTTTTTGGTGGTGTCTCATCTTTGTCCGCCACCCAGTTAATAACAACAGGTAAATTTAATTTTTCAACCTCACTTATGTGGTATATATTGGCAAATGCTATTAAGTCGAAGTATGTATATATTCTTCGCTCTTTTGGTAATTTACTGCTAGTTAAAAACTCTTGCTCATTAAAGAAATCTTTTGCTTCCATATTGTAGTTATTAAATCGGTTAAAAATCAAAACTTACCAAAGTGCGTTGTGAATCAATTACCTCAGCTACGCCAAAAGGCTTGCTAATTAATATCTATCTTACTAACCTCCATTTTTAAAACGTTTTTTATCTTCTAAAGCTTTCGCCTTTGAACTCAATAAAGTTGAACATCTCATTAAATCTATCAAGTAAAGCATTGTCAAAACATTTCAATTCTGAAGGATGAAAATTACTGGTAGCATGAGTAATGACTTTTTTCTCCTGGAACATCTCATATCTCACCATTATCATTGAGTTAACTACATTTTGAATATTAGTACCGTAGTACTTTTCATCAAGTTCTTTTCCGAATTCGTTTATACATAAATGGAAAGGCTTTTTGTCTTCTTTATTCCTTCCGTATTTAGCCAAGTTGCCGTTATCTTTATAATGTTCTGCCAGTTTTTCAATAGATGTTATTCCGTACCCATTTGGGCTAAATGGAAAGCATCTTGCTAAAAACTTACTAAATATTTGCATTGTAATAGTTTTTCCTACCCCGTACACCCCGTAAAGGTATATTCCTTTATTTAAATCCAATACGTGTTCATTCCCGGTGAAATACATAAACAGATTATTGAAAATAGCTTTTAAATCTTTTGTCAATTCAAAATCATTCACAAGGTTATTTGCAATTTCCAAAGTTTTTTGTTTTAAACTAATAGATGTTACTGGATCAGGTTTCCAAATTTGGCTTTGCATAAATGTCAACTGTTTTGAAATCTGGTTTTTGTCCTGTATTATCTCCGATATTTTTTTCATCTTCTTTATTTTCGTATTTTCCTTCTAATATTTTTAAGAAATTCGTAGGGTTAAAAATCCAATCAAAATCAGATTTCCATTTTCTATCATTATCACCGCAAAGAAATTTAGATTCTCCAGCTTTTTTAAATACTTTTATTATTGTTTCTAAATCAAATTCTTTAAACCTTGCATTAATATGTTTTTTTCTTTCATCTGAAAGTTTTTTAATTTTGCTTAATTTGTCACAATAAAAATGAAAGTGATCTACTACTTCTTTGTAGTTTATTATGTTTTCATTAACAGTTACATTATCATTATCATTATCACTATCATGTTTTTTTCGCTTTTGTTCGGTTTCTAATAAACCCATTGGGTTATTTTGCTTTTGTTCGGTTTTCTTTGGTCTACCACCCTTTGCTCCGTTTGTCCTATTTGTATCAACCTGATTTTTATATTTATCTAAATCCCTATTTAGCGTGTCTTTTATATTGGCGAAAACTGCATTTATTAAAATATCTTCAGTGATTGGATCCTCATCGTTAACGTATGAAAAGATGTGTTTTATTAATTGCCCAGCCTTATCGTTTGGCAGTGCATCGAATGTGCTTTTCCAATTAACGTAAGCAATAAATGATTTTTTGTCTTTTGCCATAACTAATCAAGTGAAAAACTTATTTTATCAGTATCATCATTAAATTGCATCGGCATAATTAAAATATCAACATCACTTATGGTAAAATTACTGCCATGTGCCGCTGATTCCTGATAAGTTAATTCTATTGTGTCTGATTTAAGTATTTCACAAATGCGTATAAGGGGCTCTATCTTATCAAAATAAAATGTACTATTCCCTATTTTAATTATAGATTTTGGATCAGTAATTAATTTTCCAGTTGGAACTTCTCTGGATTCTGATTCCAATCCACTCCCGTCACATACTGGACATTTGGCTTCAATATAATAATTCTTACCATTGTAACTATAATCCAATTCAATTTCACATTCACCACAACACGCCCCGCAATCTAAATCCTCTCCAATTGTTTCATCTATCTTGTCTAATTTAGATATTTTGGTCACAAAATTTTTAACATTTATTGATAAAATTGATTTTGTTTTTTGTGGTATGATAATGACAACATTTTGTGGATCGTATTCTGTCAATATATGAATATCACCAACTTTGTCTTTATTAATATAGCACATTCTATACGCATCTGTTCCTATGGCATAGCTATTGGCTAAAAATGGTCTATTCATCCAGTCCCTAATTTCATTATCTGCATCAGCAAATAGTCTTAATATTTTTTCATACTTATTTTCCATAATACAATTATTTTGTAAATTATTAATAAATAAAAAATTACACCTTTATAAGTGTGGTGCTTAAAACTTTTTTAATTCTTTCTTTCGGTATCTTCCCAGATGAAATATGATTATAAACCGTTTTTAGGTTCATACCATGTTTTTCCGAATATTCCTTTACTGTTATGTATTTTACTTCAATCAAAATGTAAATTTTAAAAGTTAAATAAACCGGGTTAACAGCCCGGTCTAAAATAGGTGTAAAAATGGTGAACAATTTTCGCTGCATCAAATATAAATAATAATTATTTAATTTGTTGCTATTTCATTTTTATATTCATCAAATTCACTTTGATCGAATACCCAAACCCTCTTTTTTAGTAGGTATTTAAACGTCTTACCAATCAGCAGAAGATTAAACCTGTCGAATTTATACCCATTTTGCTTGTACAAACCTTCAGCTTTATCTAGGTCATCAATATACTGCTGGCCGTGACGGTTAATTAAACCTTTACGATAATTCAATAGATCACCTGATTTAAAATGATTACTAGAAGTACTTTGTCCATGAATATTACTTACCCAAAACCGCATTCCATTATGTGTACTTGTAGGAAAGAAATGCCCGGCATCATGTATAGAGCCATTATCACTGATTGATTTTCCATTAAAACATTCATTATCCCTTTGTCTGATATATGGATTACAAAGATCGTCTTGGATGTGTTTAATCATTCCGCTAACATCTTTGTCCTCCCACTTCGTATAAGCCCGTTTCCCGCCTTTTGTATTTTTAGTGGCATACTTGCCTGTTTTGAATGACGTTGATTCCTTTTTGGTGTACATGGTACTCTGTGCGAGCAATTTTTTATTATTCTTGATACGCAAACAATCAGGATGCAGTTTTGACTTAATAATTTTAGTCCTAAAATCTCTTATAGGGGTGAATTTCTTTCCACATCCACAACTACAAGTTATTTGGCCTTCTATAGATTTTTTCATGTTTAATGGTTTTATCAAAAATAGACATTATAAAATATTCTTCGAACAAAGGGGTGAATTTTTCCCTGAATGGCCTATTTGTATTAAAAATATTAATAACTGTCTTGCAGGAGTGCAAAATAGTAGCATGGTCTTTGTTGCCAATTTGTGCGCCGATTTGTGAAAGGCTTAATGTAGTTGTGTGCCTAGCAATTGCCTGCGCTATCTGCCTGGCTACTACAATTTCTCTTTTATTTGTTTTTTCTCCTATTTTATCCTCTGGAACTTTTGTGTAATAAGATACTCTTTCCAATATGTCAGCAATAGTTATTTCTTTCGTACCATTCTTAATTTCAATTTTAGCGAGCCTTTCTTCAATATCGGGTATAAGGCTTCCACATTCTTCCTCATTATTTGATTCAAAGGATTTTATGCACCCTAAACACATTGGCCCAAGTTCATAATTTAGCGAAGTTTCTTTACCACATATTATGCAGTTAAGAATAAGTTTAGTTTCTACTGTTTGTATTTCCATTGGTATCTTATTAGTTTTAATTTGTACCCTGCCAGAGAATCGAACTCCGGCTTGTACCATTTACAGGGTTATTGTTCGATTATTACCAATTCAGGCGCAAGTTTCTGAATATCTTTTTTCTGCTCATCAATAATAGTGTCTCGGACATCTGAAATAATGTCGTTAGCTTCCGGGGAAACAAGTGTAACAGAGTAATCTGAAGGACTAACGTACACTTCTACTTCGATTTCAACTTTTTTCTGCCCTTTAAATACAGGCATATTGAGTTTAAAATCAGCAGGTACATTACTTGCAATTACCCTCTGAGCAACCAACTGCCGGAAATTACCTTTGTTGTCATCGGCTTTTTCAATTTCTGTTTCAGCCTTAATCTTAACATTTGCCAATTCCGATGAAAGTTTCATTGCAATTTCCTTGTCTGAAAAACAACTCCGGTTCATTTTAATAAATTCCGAAAGAGCTTTATGTCCCCAACATTCGCCAGTGTTTATTTTCCACTTCAAAAAATCAGGATGTTTTTCCAATTTTCCTGTTACATGCCCTTTTAAAAACGGGTCTGTTTCATTAAAGACTAAACTAACAGTCATTTTGTCCCTGTCGATTAATACATGGGCTTTTCTTTGTTCTACATTATTACCAGGAATATTTGCAATACTGAGATCAAAATTTGTTTGGATGGTCCTTATTTTTAACCAATTTAAAGCAGAATCAATGTTGCCATCAATTTTGATAGGATTTGGTGCCTTTGCGTTCAATCCATTTTTATGGATAATAGTAACTACACCATCTATGTTACTCACAATATTAAAAACTTCTTGATTTTCCATAGTTAATTGTCTGTTCCGGTTTTGATAGCCATGTGAATAGTTGGGTTTTGAATTTCCTCAACATTTGCAGGGCGGGTTTTAGTTTCAATCAATTCGCCTTTGTTGTTGTAGAAATAAGCCATGTTATTCTCAATGTATTTATAAAGGGTTCCTTCGATTTCAATAAAACCCTGGCGCACTTGCGAAGAAAGTTCTGAATGAATTCCCTCAAGAGGTTTTAATTGCTCTTTAAATTGGGACATTACGTCTTTCTTCTGTTCAATAATATCGTCCATTTTCAGGCGATTAGAGGTAAACTCGGCTCTTGCATTACCAAGTTCTTTTTCAGATAATTTCTCGTAGTATTTTTCTTTCACTACGCTGTCCGCTGTATTCTTCAGGTATTCCAACCTCTTTTCAGGCGATTCATTTGGCATTAAAAATTTATCCATTGTTTTAATTAAAATATTAAGTGATTATTTATAGTGCAATTTTATTTCTTCTTTATAACGCGACAATAAGCTCCTGTACCAGTCTAATTTGTGAGTACACGAACGATTTAATCTCTCTGCCATATCAACCAGCCATGTTTCGTAAACACAAGCTGACCTTATGAATTCTTTTTGAACGGAAGCCGACAAAAAAGTACCTTTCATTTGTTCAATTAACGTCACAAGAATATCAGATTGTAACTTTTCATTGAGGTGGTATTTTGCATCGGCCAATAAGGTGCCAGCCCTTGATAAATATGTTTCGGTAATATTTCCTATTGCCTCGATTTCATCACCGTGGGCCTGTAAATCGGACGGTGAAGTGCTTAATGTTGTTTGAAGGTAAGAATCTATTACAAGTAGTTCTTTTTCGATCTTATGCTTTGGTGTGATAAAGTCATGCATAGTTATAGTTTAATTATCCAACCGAACTTACATAAGCCAGGTTATAAACATTATATTTTTTACCGGTAATAGCGAACATAAAATCAATCTCTGATTTGTTTGATGAAGGAACAAAAATAATTGGTAGTTTGTATTCTTCAATTGCATGTTCTTCAACAGTTTCGTTCTTCTTAAAATAATCATTGAGGGACTTGATTAAAATATTAAGATAATCCTGGCCCAGTTTGTAGATTATCTTGGGCTTGTTGCGTAGTGAGTACCTGAATTTATTCATTTGTCAAATGGTATTTACAGACAAAATCTAATTGTTCTAAGAAATCAAAATCTAATTGTTCTAAGAAATCAGGTAGTTCGGCATCATTATTTAACTCTCCGAATTCATCTTTTATATACTCCCTAAAATCTTCTTCTCCTAATCCATCGCCACAACAATCATCAAACATTTTTAATTTACTAGCGATTTCTGCACATCTCGTATGATTCTTCCACACATAAATTGCACCATCATTTTTCAGAAAAGATCTGTCATATAACTCTTTAATCCTAATAATTCCCCCACACCAATCACATTTATGCTCTTTTTTAGCTTTAGGGTTTGTCTTTGATATTACTTCCATTTTTAAAAAGGTTTTAAATCAATATTAACTTCCAGCCCCTTTTCGGCAATAAATACCTGTTTACCTGTATGGGCTATTATTTCTTGTTTAAATTGCCTGGCGTTGCTGTTGGAATCGCTTAAATGAATCAAAATAATGTTCCTTACTTTAGAAAGGTCGTTTGCTGATAAAAGTTCCTTACAAGTGCTGATACTCATGTGGTTCGTAATTATCCTCCTTCTTACTGAAGGGTGGAGGGTTTTATTCTCAGCTAGGATATGCTCACAATAATTTGCTTCAATTATTAATGTGTTTAGTCCTGGAAATTTAAACTCAGAGTAAAAAGTATCAGTTAAAAAAAGCACTTTTCCACATTCAGGATGTTGAATTAAGAAACCCAAAGGCTGCGCGGCATCGTGTTCGATTTTAAATGGCATTATTGTAAATCCTCCAAGCTTAAACTGTTTTCCATGTTCACATAAATAAGGACTAGAATAAGAGGAAATATTCAAAGCCTTTATTGTTCCTTCGGATGCGTAACAGTCAATTCCTTCGTTTAAATACTGATTGATGTGCTTGGAATGGTCCCCGTGTTCGTGAGTAAAAATTAACCCAACAATTTTACTTACATCAAAATCCAAGGCTTTCTTAACATCCTTAAACCTGATTCCGGCCTCGATAATGAGACATTCACTGTCAGATTCAAGAATGTAAGAATTCCCCTTTGAACTACTACCTTGGACTTTTAATTTCATCTTAAAATCCCCTGTCCTTTTTTTCAATTACAATCTTCATACCTTCCTTGGCGGCAAATTCATGTACTTTTGCGCCCAATAAATCACTGCGAGGAATATTAAATGTTTCAGAGATAAAATCCCTGGCTTTGTCAAGAGTTTCGAATTTTGATTCCTGTAGTTCTGTTTCTATTTTAGTCTCAGGAGCTTTAGCGGGCTCCGGATTACTGGCTTCGGGCTCTTTTTCAATATCAATTGTGGTTTTATTTGCATTTTCCTTTTTTAGTTCCTCAAAAGCAACATCTTCAATCTGCCTTTCATCTGCCGTGTACATGGCTCCAAGTTGTGAAGGGAAAGCTTCTCTGAGTGCCTGAACTTTTGCAACCTTAGAAATCATTGTGCTTTTTTTATCGTTCCAAGTGGATTGTTTTTTGTCGTATTCATCGAGTGAAACTCTTGAAACTACAGGGAATTTACGGTCTGAACGATATACTTTCGCCCATCCTCCTACAAGCTTGTCACCTTCTAGCTTAAAACAACCCTCCAGTTCTACAACTTCCCCTTCACGAACAATAATAATACCTCCCTGAATGCCATCGTACTTGTCACAAGCTTCAGCCCGTTTCATTAAGGCCTCCTTGCTTACAATCATTTGTGCCGGAGCAGTCCCAAATTTTACCAAATAGGCTTCATTCAAGAATGGGTTAAGCTGATTGTATTTACAAATTGAAATAAATTGGGTTAAGTCCTGGTCAGTTACTTTCCCCGTACCTTTTGTAAGAAAATTCCTTACAATTTTATACGATAATGTAACTTCCTGTCCTGCGACAGCATAAGTAACTTTTGCTCTACTTTCTTCCGAAGTTACGGCCGGTGTGTTTTGATTTGCCATGATTAATGAGTTGATGGGTGAGTTACTTTATATTCATATTTATTATCTGCTATTTTAGCAAAGCGGGTAAAACCATGGGCAAAGTGTCCTCCAAACCCATTTTTTTCAATGTATTTAGCTCTGTCTTTTTCATCAATAGCTTTATCCAGATATTCGGTGCAAAACTTTTTAACATCGAATTTGCTGTTTTCACTTTCAATTATGTAATGGTAATATCCATCACCATAAGCCCTTCTTTGCCCGGCTTCCTTTGTTTCTACTTCAAATTGATAATTCTTTTTTGCCATGATTATTTTGAATTAGTATTTATTACTGTGTATAATTGCTTGGTTTCAATAAGGTTAACAATAATCCTAAACTGCATTGAAAGAAGAATTGCAAAGGGTTTAATTCCCCAATTTTTTGTATAAAACGAGCGTCTTTCAAGAGCTAATCTTACAATATCATTTGGATTTGTTATGAGTTCTCCTTTTATGCAATTTTTTGATAGTTTTTTCATAATTCAATCCTTCCATTCTTTAGTGTGGGCATTAAAACTTTATTCCGGTTATATTTTTAAATACTTTTGAATTAAAATTTGGAAGATTTTTAAACAGATCCTTTTGTTTATCTTCAAGAGTTTCCCAAAGATTAGCCCATGCCTCTTTATAATCAAATACCTTAATATACCCTTCGGTTACAAATGCTTTTGGATTTTCTTTCTTCTCTGCGTCTGTCATATTGTTCCATAAAATCCATTTTGTTACATTAAGGTTTTGCGAAAGATAATACACATCTGAGTTTTCCCATTCGGCCCATGTAATGTCTGATTTTTTATTGAATATCAGAATTGTATCTTCTCTTTGCTTATTGCAGAATACGCCACTGTTTAGGTAGCCACTGTTTAGGTCGCCACTGTTTTGGTCGCCACTGTTTTGGTAGCCACTGTTTCGGTCGCCACTGTTTCGGTCGCCACTGTTTCTGTAGCCACTGTTTCGG